ACGCATCGAAGCCCATATATGCATCTGCTTTGTGGCTTTGAAAGTATACAAGGAACTGGAGCGCATGTTGAAAGTCTCAGAGATTAAGATGAGCGTAAACAAGGTACTTGCATTAGCAAAGACCATTACCACCATACAAATTAAGCTACCTCTGAACAAGGATGTATACACTCAGACAATGTTGATGGCAAGGCATCAGAAAATCGCCAAACTCTTTGATGAAGATTTTTGGGTGACGCAATGACGAAGTCAGGAAAGAATAAACGATAATATACTACGAAGCAGAAGGATGGAACGTCCAAATGTGCGAGAAAGCCGATAATTACTGGCGTACCCGAACGTTGTGAAATAAACTTGTTTACGTATGTGTTTACGATGTAACTCGTTTATTAGCAGCAGCTTACACAAAGCATGATATCGCTAACAGCTTGGTAAAGAAGCTGTTAGCGATACAATCAAATAAAAAGCAATATTGTCTAAAAGTGACCTCGCAGGGTTCACTTATAATATATTGTAACTATCTGATTGTCAGCTTTCTTTGGTTTTTATGGTGCAAAGTTAGGTAAATTCTGGGTAACAAGCAAACTATTTTATAAAATAGTTTACGGAATTATGATTTTTTATGGTGTTAACGAATGTAAAGTGAATTTGGTCGGTTGAACAAGAAAATATATCTTTGTATCGCTTTTTAGTAGTAACGCACTAACATAAGGCGCATTTAGGATACTTCAATCAACATATGTGGAGTCCTCGTTCAAAGTTCGGAGCGTTACACGAACGGCGAATGGGGACTCTTTTTTTTGTCCCCATTCAAAATGGTCGGAGTGGAAGAGACGGCTAAATACACCACGCAACATTTCGACTTGAAACAAACACTGCAAGTGGGACCCAGGGCAGAAGCGCAAGAGTTGATTGAAGAAGACGCGGGAAGGACGGTAGCGAACACCGAAAGCTTCATACACTAACTGTCGTTAGCTGGCAAGTGGTGGTGACGGGGGTTGATCCTGACGGGACTCATCGTTATACAGACTCTCACTTATAGACGGATTTTCAAGTCCTCTATAAGGGGAGAGTCTGCTCAAAAAGCATCAGCCTTCTGAAACTCTTTTAGAAGTTTAATGAAGAATATTGATGATAAATTATTGTATTTTCTCTTTGTTTCTTTCTCTTTATTTTGAACAAAACTTTTAAAAGTCGATATGGTATAGAGAAGTCGCGAAGAAATTAATATAAGAGTTGTTATTAGTTACGTTTTTAGTTGCATAACCTTGTTGCTAAGGTAGCCATCCGTGAGGACAGCTACCTTTTTTTGTTGGCTTTAATCGTCTTTTTTAAGCCAAGGGTATAACGGGACTACCCTATAAGTTGTTGACGGTCGGGAGACTGCTTGTTCTGGTTCTTCTCCAGAATAATGGAGCGCAGCTCTTTAATGATGCCTTCCTTGACGAGTATTTCTGTCTCGTACTTCTTCTTAAGCACGGCAAGGTCGGGATGCTCGGTGACGAGCATTGGCTCTTTGCCTCGTATTAGCCATTCCGCAGAGATGTCGGGGAAGAGTTGTAACACGTGTTCGATAAACTCCAACTTAGGTGGCTGTGAGCCGTTGCAATAGTTTACGACCGTAGACGGACGCTGGTCAAGACGATCGGCAAGACCACGAGCCGAGAGGTTGTAATGCCGGCGTAGGGCTTCGAGGCGTTCGGTAATGGTTGTCATAGCTGTAAAATGTTTATTAATGTAATCGTATGTAAAAATATATAAATAAAAAGTAGTTTTATGCCCAAATATTTGGGCAGTTGCCCATATAGTTGTACATTTGCATCGGTAAAACGGTTTACAACCGTTACATAAACTTATTTATTGTGCAAATATACAGATAATATGGCAAAGTTGATAAATAAAACGAAAATAATTGTTCCAAAGGAACAAATTTCCGTACTGATGAATCGGTTTGGATATAAAAGAACAGCTGTGTACAATGCGCTTGCTTACCGTTCGCACTCGAGCGTGGCACAGAACATACGCAAGATGGCCTTGGACTCCTTAGGGGGGAGGAAGGTGAGATTGCCGATGTTTGAAGAATAGAGAAAGCTGACAATCAGATATTAAAGCAGTTTGTTTAAGATGTGACACGGAGGAGTCTGTGTCGTTAGACTATTCGGGCTGTTGGTTCGTGAGGATAGGCAGTTTTTTAAAATCTTTAAAAACCAATGCTATGCTGCAACTTTTTACGACACGCACCTATCAAGATAGGGTTGACGAGATATACAAGCTGCTCGAGAGTGACAGGGATTGCTCGCTGAGGCTGTTTGAGTGGCGCATGAGGCGGATACACTGCCTAAACTTGAAGATTAAACAACGTTCTGCCGACATGGGTAGAAAGGAGGAGATATACTAAGGATATGTTTTGGAAGAAAAAGAAAGATAAAAACAAGTCCGACACTTTGGGGAAAACTGCAAGGACGGGAAAATGGAGAAGCACAAAATCGCTTAAGGATAAGCTTGATAGAGTGTTCTCGATGTATATACGTTTGCGAGACTCGAAGGAATTTGGCTTTAAGTACTTCAGATGTATTAGCTGCGGAAGAGTATTGCCGTTTGAGCAAGCCGACTGCGGACACTACATATCACGAACGAACATGGCTCTAAGGTTCTCGGAAGACAATTGTTCGGCGCAATGTCGGCACTGCAACCGCTACAAGGACGGTAATATACTTGACTATCGCCAGGGGTTGATAAGAAAGATTGGCGAGCAGAGAGTGATATTGCTGGAATCGAGGAAGCACGAAATGAAGAAATGGTCGAATTGGGAACTGGAGAAACTTATTGAGTACTACAGTAAGGAGACCGAACGAATGAAAGGAATGAATTGATAAGCTCATATTGGTATGTAAAATGTTATTAATGTTAGATGATAGCAGTGGCTATAACGTGTATTACAAGACTTTTTGCCTGTCTGGTGCGTGAGCATAGGACAGTTTTAAGGGGGCGTGACTACGGCTTGGGTAGCGTAGAGTTATAAAGAGATGTTTCCGAAGTGAGGGTTCGATTCCCTCTGCCCCCACGATAATTTCATTCTCATATTTCTGATGATTTAAAATTCAATAAACAAAGCTCTTATTGTTCGGTTCGTGAGAATAGAACAATATTTTACTACGAAACTATAAAACAAAATATAACATGAACAAGGAATATGTTTTACAGAAACTGCAGAAGATGATGCCCGACGATACAAAGAGACCGATGGGTGTGAGCTTTGCAGAATTGAAGACAGCCGTACAGGAGGATTTGAGGGAGGTATTGAAGGAGCTGTTGAAAGATGGCGACATAAACTACTTTAAGACTCTGAACGGTGTGACAATATATTTGAAGGATTCTAAATTGTGATAATATGAAAGAGATATGTATTTACGAGTTGCACCTGAGGTACTTCAAGGGTGCGGAAAAAGCCGATTACGAGTTTAGCAGCCGCATCAATGTGGTGAAAGGCTGTAACGGCATAGGTAAATCGACGATAGCAGACGCTATTAGTTGGGTACTGTTTGGAACGAACCAAGCTGGTGACACCAAGTTTGGTATAAAGACCAAGGACGAGCACGGCAACGAGATTGAAGATGTGGAACACTCGGTTGAGATTAGGTTGTGCACGCGTGACGACTCGGACTTTCTTGAAGGCATACCCTTGTGGACAGGGAACCATTTGCTAACCCGAATACTTACCGAGACACGCAAGAAAGATGGTAGCGTGACTAACAACTACACGTACAAGGTGGACGGAGAGGTAGTGACAGCTGGAGACTTTAAGAAGGTTGTTGACGAGATTTGTCCGGAAAAGGTGTTCAGACTCTGTTCATCGCCTTATGCTTTTGTAGGAATGGAATGGAGCGAGCAGCGCAAGAGGCTGAACGAAATGTACGGCGTTCCGAGTGTGGAGGATGTGACGGGTGGCGACGCACGCTTTGACGCTGTGAAAGAACTGCTTGAGAAGGAAGACATCGACAAGGAGCTGAAACATCTGAAATACAATCGCAAGGAAATACAGGACAAGCTTGACGATATACCCGTAAGGCTTGAATCGTTGAACAAGGTGGTGCCAAAAGCGGAAGACTGGGACGCGATAGAGAAGCAGATTGACGATAAAGGGCAGGAAATAGACAAGATGCGCAATAGCCTGAACACCATAAACGGCGGTGGTGCAGACTTGGTACGCAAACAGCAGAATATAAACATTCTGAACCTTGACCACAAGCGCAAGCGCATGATGGAAAATTCGGCACAGCGCATGTTGGGCGAGATAATAAATGCTAACGCTGAGGCAAAGACAGCATGTGATAAGGCTGTGACGGAAGCTGAACAAACTGTAGAGGACTTGAAGAAAAAGGTAAAGTCGTATGACGAGTCTATAAATAGATGCAACACCCGTATCAGCGAACTTAACGCAGAGATGGCAGACGGAGCAGCAAAGTGGAAGATTGTAAAGGCAAGAACATGGGAATGGAACGAGGATGATGCCTTCTGCCCTACCTGCAAGCAGCCTTTGCCTGAGGACCAGGTGCAGAAGATAAAAGAGGAATCGGAAAAGGCATTCCTCAACAACCAAGCTGAGGACCTTAAGAAACTGAGAAATGACGCTACAAAAATAAAAGAAGATGTAAAGGCGTGTGAAAAGGAGATTGAAAGCTTCAAGCTGGAGCAGAAAACTACACAGACGCAACTTGACAAGGCAGAAGTAGTGTTAAAAGAGGCCCAAAAGGCACTGGAGGAACAGGTAAAGAAGGGGAATGAGAAGGTGAGTGTAGAGACACTGCTTGCGGAGAAGTCCGAATACAAGCAGGTGTGCGACCGTATAGAGAAGATAGAGGCCGAGCAGGAGAAGCCGACTGACGAGGGCATGAGCGAAGAGGACAAGAAGCTTAAGGCCGACCTGGAAAAGAAGATAAAAGACCAAGAGGCGGAGTTGGATGCGCTACACGCGCGGCTCTCGGTAAGGACACAATGGGATAAGGTGAACGAGCAGATAAAGGCTGTGAAGAACGACCGAAAGGTATGGCAAGAGCAGCTTGACGAGCTTGACGACAAGATAGCAGCTGTGAGCGACTATCAGAAGATGGCCTGCGAGGCAATGGAGAACATCGTAAACAAACACTTTAGACTGGTAAAGTGGTCGATGTTCAGACGACAGTTGGACGGAACAGACAAGCCTTGGTGTGAGTGCTCGGTGGACGGTGTGCCCTATTCTGACTCGAACACAGCTGCCAAGATGAATGCCGGACTGGATATCGCGAGAGCGTTGAAGGAATACTATCAAGTGAACGTGCCTTGCATGATAGACAATGCCGAGGCGGTGCTGGATCCGTTGTATGACGGAGGACAGCAGATAAGACTGATGGTGACAGAAGACAAGGAGCTAACGATAGAGCGCTATGGACATAAAGACTAAGTACAATATCGGTGACGCGGTGTGGTTTCTGGATGATTACCGAGCACAATGCTGCAAGATAACAGGAGTGGACGTGCAAGTGCTTGGTACATCAAAGCCATTCGTGCAATATAGGTTTTGCGTGTTTCCTCCCGTAAAGGAGGAGCACGTGTTTAAAAGTAAAGAAGAACTGATAAAATATATAGAAAAATGACACAGACAATGACAGCAGTGGCTAAACAGCCACAAAAATCAAACAAGAATGTGGCGGTAGCTGCATTCAAGAAGGTTGCAGAAAACAATTACTATCAGCAGCTAATGCAAAACGCATTGAAAGAGAATGCAGGTGCGTTTGCGACCTCAATCATGGAGCTTGTAACAAGTGATGAAACCCTGTTGCAATGTGATCCGAATGAACTTATGGCAGAAGCAATCAAGGCTGCATCGTTGCGACTCCCGCTAAACAAACAATTAGGGCAGTGTTATATTCTACCCTTCAAAAGGAAGGGTAAGTTAAAGCCTTCACTTGTAATTGGCGTGAAGGGCTATGTCAACCTTGCTTTACGTACAGGCAAATATGAAACCCTTAACATGGACGTCGTATATGAAGGTGAATACGGCGGCTTTAATAAAATAACTGGAGAACTGCAGTTGAATACTGAAAACAAAAAAAGTAACACGCCTATCGGCTATTTCGCTTATATGAGAAAGAAGGATGGATTTGCCAAAATTCTTTACATGACAATAGACGAAATATGCGCCTATGCAAAGGCATTCGCCCCAACAGTAAAATACAGTAATATAGATGCAAATGGTTTAAAAGAGATTGCCCTGAAACAGTCCGCATTGATTTTCAATGATGGAGTTGGATGGTTTCAGAATTTTGAAAGCATGGCGTTAAAGACCGTACTGCGTAGACTGCTTTCGAAATGGGGAGAATTGTCCGTTGACGACAAGAGTAGTCAGAAAATTGAGTCTATGGATGAGGCGATACCCTCGGAGTTTACGAGAGACAATGGATTTGCGGAAGCAAAGGAGGTGATCAACGTGGACGCACAGACGGGAGAAGTGGTGAATGATGGCGCTGCAAGCGCGGAAGCTGCCACGGCTGCAGAGGACGATAATCCGTTTAAGTAATGGAACTACGCATCGTAGGCAGTTCGAGTAAGGGCAATGGCTATTTGCTCGAAGCAGAGAATGGCGACCAGCTTCTGATTGAGGCTGGCTGTCATTTGAGAGAATATCAAGAGGTTGGAAGGCTTAAAAGAAGTCGGGCACGTGGCATGATAGTAAGCCATGAACATGGCGACCATTGTAAGTATGTGCGTGAGTTTACAAGTGCCGGGATAGACGTATACTCGACAGCTGCTGTAAAGGAGAACAATAAGTTTGGTGTTACGGCGGTGGAGCATGGCAAGACATATCATCTTGGGGACTTCGCTGTGACACCGCTGAGTGTTGAGCATGACGTGGAATGCTTCGCTTATCTTGTGCATCATCCGGAAATGAAGACGCTCTTTTTTGCTACGGACTGTTGGAATCTGCATCAAGTAGTGAAGGGAGTGTCGCATTATCTCATTGAGGCTAACTACCAGGATGATATACTTGATGAGGCTGTGAGAGGAGGACGTACGGTAGCATCACAAGCGGACAGAATAAGGCTGAGTCACATGAGCTTGAAACATTGTGTGGAGTACTTGAAGATGTGTGAGGCGGACAAGACAGCGAGAACGATAACGCTGATACACGCAAGCGAGAGACATCTGGACAAGAAACACGCTGAGCTGACGGTGGCAGGACAGACTGGAGTGCCGACATGGGTGGCGAAGAAGGAACTGGAAATTGTATTAATGTAAGAAAATAGAACAAAATGAAAATATCTAAATGGAAAGTAACCGCTTTTGTGGTGTGGGTTGTTACAACACTCATTGTTGTCAGCATTGCGCTGAGAGGTGTAAGTAAAGCTGACACAGCAACAAATCTGATTAGCGTAGCAATCCTTTTATTTTGGACGCTCTTGTCCTTAGCAACGAATTGTCTCACTTTTAAAAATAATAAAAACAATGAGTAAAATTAAATCAATCTGTATGTTTTCGCTGCTCGCAGCAGCCGTGTCTCTAACCTCTTGCAGCGAGCGCATCGACGCAGGCTCCGAGGGTATCCTCGTTAACCTTTATGGTACAGACAAGGGTGTTGACGACGTTAGTCTCGTCACTGGCCGTGTGTGGTACAACCCCTTCACCGAGGAGGTCTACGAGTACCCCACGTTCGTCCAGACCATCGACTACCCCGCTTTCACCGTTAATGCAAAGGACGGTTCTGCGTTCACAGTAGACCCTACAGTCTCTCTCAAGATGATTGACGGCAACGCCCCCAAGGTATTCAAAAAGTACCGCAAAGAACTCGGCAGTATTGTCAATGGTACGCTGTACAACTACGTCAAGGATGCCTTCCGTATACAGCTTAACAAGTACACCACCGACCAGATTGTCAGCAATCGCGATACTGTTGAACGTGCTATAGAGGCACAACTAAGCGAAGCACTTGCCAATGAGCACTTCCATCTCGAACAACTCACCTCTGGTCTCAAATACCCAAACTCTATCGTGCAGGCAGTCAACCAGAAGAACAAGGCCATTCAGGAGGCGCAGCGAGCACTCAACGAGGTTGCCGTCAAGAAGGCAGAAGCCGAGAAGATGCTCGTGCAGGCACGTGCTGAGCGCGAGGCCAACGAACTCAAGTCTGCAAGTCTCACTCCTGCAATCCTCAAAAAGATGTGGATTGAGAAGTGGGATGGCAAGCTCCCGGTTTACGGAAATGTGCCGCAGATCATGATGACCAAGTAATAAGCACTCTCCCTGACAGCAAGTACAGTATGAAGTTGAGCCGTTTTAGACTGGTTGGCATTTGCTGTAGCCGTAAAATATCAATTACTGCATAGACAATTCAGCAAAGGTTTCAAGCCTTGCTTTATTAGCCTTGCCTAATAAAGCAAGACAAGGAACGTCCGCAAAATGACGTGAAACTACAGGTGAAAGCCCTGACAAAACTCCAGTTTGCTGTGCTTGTCTGTCTTGGAGATTAAATACTATCAAAAAAAATTTAAAAACAGAAATTATGGAACCAATGGTAACAATATCCGTAAAGGATTATAACGAACTTGTGCGTAATAGTGGTGATAAACGTGTGCTTGAGTTGCTGACAATAATTGTTAACTACGCAAACCAAGAACAGGACAAGGTTTGGGTGGCACGAACGCGTTTCGACGCAATAGATATGCTACGAAAATTTATCAAGGAACTTCAGAGCGGAGAACAAAGTTTCGAAGAAATAATGGAGTGGACTAAAAGAAATTTTAGCAATGAGAGTACCGAGGAAGAAAAAGAAGGCAGCGAAGCACGTTGAGCGTGATATGCGACACACGTCAAGCGGATTGTTGGTAATCCCTTGTGACAAATTTGTTGTAAAAGGACGCTGCACAAAGTGGAAGCAGAAATTAGTAAACGAAGCCAAAAGAGAATATCTAAAGATGTTGCTTGAAGAATGGCAACGTTATGATGGTGCTATTTTGATGCATTAAGAATGAAATAAATTTGAAAGGGGGTAAGGGGGTATGGCGACTTTTGAGAGGCTGAATGACCCGAGGCAGTATATGGCTGCTATGAGAGAGATAGACAAGGCTCGCGACTGCGGGTATGCGATAGACATAGTGAAGCACAGAGAGGTGGCTACGAACAAGCAGATGGCTTATCTGAACTTCATCATAAGCTACTACGGATACAAGCAGGGCGAGACATTCTATAGTGTACTACGGACGATACAGCAGGACGTATGCCCACATATATTTCTCGCGGAGGATAGCAAGAAGCCGAAAAAGTTGTGCTATCTGACTACAGCGGAAATGTCGAGCGTGATAAGGAACTTCTTGGATTATGCGTCGATGAGCGAGGTGATAATACCGAACAAAGACGACGAGAGGGGACTGAGAAGCGCAAAGGCAGAGCTGGCGAGCGGTGGCGCAGGGTGGGTGTAGGGAATTACGAGTTAGAAATTAGGAGTTAGGAATTGTCGCCTTTGGCGATGAGGAATTAATAAATTTTGAATTATATGATACATATAGAAGGACCGATAATAAAGATTCTGCCCGAGAAGAGCGGCATAAGCCAGTCGGGCAGAGAATGGAGAGAACGTGACGTGGTGATAGAGCATGTGACGAGCTTGCAATATCCGAAGAATATTGTGGTGACGTTTAGAGGAGCGCAAGTGGACGTGGTGAACCAACTTGGCAATGGTGACGCTGTGGGATGCGACATAAGCATTGACACAAGAGAGTGGCAAGGTCGGTGGTTTAATGCGGTGACCGGGTATAACTTGATGAAGCTTAAATAATATAAGATTATGGAAATACCAAATAGATTACTGGAGTTCGACTGGACGGCTATCAAAATATGGCTGTGCTTCGCAAAAAGTACGGATGAAGATGGTGTAACTTTAATATCAGATGAAGAGGTTGCCAGAGAGCTCAGGCTATCGCTTTTAGCCGTAAGATTTCTTAAAAGGCGTCTAAGAAAAGAAGGATTTTTACCCTGTAAAGGACCGCTACCGTCCGTAAACGAACATAAGAAAAAGATGTCTAACAAAAGCTTCTAAATATGGCTGACATTGGGGCTTGCTTTAGGAAGATAGGAGATATACCTACAACCCTAACGCTCTTCTACCTTATATATAAGGCAAACGATGAGGGATATGTAGATGCTTCTTATGCGGACATGGCTAAAGCTTTAAATCGCTCGCGAACAATGTTGTATAAGTACGTGATACGACTTGCGAGTTTGGGTGCTATAGAATTACGAAGTAAACAACAAGTAAACAACAGGTTAACAGCGAGTGAACAAAAAAGAACGTACATATACATACCTCAAATAGCTTATTATAAGCGTGTTACAAACATGGAGGGAAATCGTGCGGTTAACAGTAAATTAACAACAAGTAAACAGAAGATTAACAAGGACGACTTGCCCCGAAAGACGCTCGAAGAACGTAAGGTAGAATTCCACAAGGCGTTAAAGCCTTTCGTTGAGAAATATGGAGAAAACTTGATAGAAGAGTTTTACAACCATTGGGCGCAGGTGAACGAGGGTGGCACAAAGATGCACTGGGAGAAGCAGAAGACGTTCGAGATAGCTCGAAGGTTGGCTACATGGAAGAAGAACGATGACGAGAGGAAATTGTCGCGTAAGGCTTCGCAGGACATCGGAATGGTGTATCATAAGGAGGAGGACGAATTTAAAAACGAAGAAACATGGTAGGAAAAGACATAAAAACCGTGTGGGAGGAATACGAGCTGGCGCTGCAAGGTACAGGCTTCTTTGGGTCGCCGAAGAAGGTAAGCATACACATTGACAACGCAAAGTTGTTGCTGTGTAACGGGCTGAAATACTATTGCGGTGAGGGCGCTGTATGGCAGCCGGAATACGAGGAAGTGGCGGAATGGCTGACGGACAACAAGGGGCGTGGCCTGTGGCTTTGTGGCGAGTGTGGAAGAGGCAAGACGCTGATAGGCGCAAAGATTCTCCCGGTGCTGTTTAACTTTTATCACTTCCCTCGCAAAATAATCTCTCTATATGACGCGAAAGACTTGAACAGTAAATTCGACGACATCGTAAAGAAACACATTATATATATAGATGATGTGGGCAAGGAATCGGTGGATGTAAATTATGGCAACAGAAACCTCAGGTTCCCAGACATTGTAGACGAGGCGGAGAAGAAAGGCAAGCTGCTGATGTTCTCGACCAATCTGTCGCAAGAGAAGATGGTGGAGAAATATGGGGAGCGAACCGTAGACAGACTGAGGGCGATAACTAAGAAAATCGTGTTCAGGGGGAAATCATTAAGAAAATAACTAAAACATAAAGAAATATGAAGACAACAAGAATAGACTTTGTGGATAATGTCAGTACGAAGGAGGCTGGCATGTACACATTGAAGTATGGTTGGGCTTTTGCCAAGGGAGCCTGTAAGGACGTGAACACATTTGCACACAGGCTGCCGTGGGTATGCGTAGCAGTGGTGCTGATAGCGAGCGTGGTTGTAGGTTCGGTACTTGTAGCAGAGGCAAGAATGGAGAGAGACCATGCGAGCAAGGAGATGTTTAAGTTGCAGCAGCAGGTGGAACAGCTGAGTTGCATAGTAGAATCGAATAACAATAAGCAATAAAACTATTACAATTATGGCAACATTCAACAAAGACCTCTCGCCTATAGACCAAGCACGTATAATACTGCGCAACTACGACAAGGTGGTGGCAGAGCGCGATGAGCTAAAAAAGGAGAACGAGCGTCTGAACATGCTCGTAGAGCAGAAGGACGTGCTCTATCGCAATATGCTTGAGCGCATGGAGGCGAAGAACAAGCAAAGCGCCATTTAGTCAAAGTTCACTTATTAAGAAACTAAAAAACAATACAACTATGAAAAGAATAATCAAGATATGGCTCATACACCTTCTGGGTGGAGTGACAGAAAACGAGATACATCAGAGCAATTTAAATAGCGCTTGCTTTGGCGCATATCAGGCTCTTACTATCATCAAAGAGTATGCTGACAGCCTAAACGGCAAGTCTGCCGACGAATGGTGCGAGCTGGTGTACAAGCAGATTTGCAGACAATACGATTCTATTACGCATGGAACTGACGAAGAAAGACCAACGGGAAAATAGAATTTTTGGGAATGTGAAAGGAGGTACAGCAAAGAGAGAAGTTTTAACCATTAAGCACAAACTTAAAGATATAAGAGAAATGCAAAAAATAATTTCAACAAAACCAATCCTTGACTGTTGCTGTGGTTCTCGTATGTTCTACTTTGATAAGTATGATCCAAATGTTCTCTTTACGGATATTAGGGAATTGCACGAGACACTTTGTGATGGTCGTAAGCTTGATATCCAGCCGGATATGATAGCGGATTGTACTGATATGCCATTTCAAGATGGAAAATTCCGTATGGTTATATTTGACCCTCCTCACCTCGCAAGAGTAGGCGAAAAATCCTGGCTTTGCAAGAAATATGGGAAACTCCCTGAGAATTGGCAGCAGTTCATAAACGACTCCATACACGAGTGTATGAGAGTGTTGGCTGATTACGGTGTCTTGATATTCAAGTGGAACGAGCAACAGATAAAAGTCAATGATGTTTTAAATGCTATCACCGACTATAGACCAGTATTCGGTCATCGCACAACAATAAAAAACAATACTATTTGGATGGCGTTCATGAAGATGCCGAAAGGAGGTGACAAATGATTAAAGCGGAAGACTTGAGGATAGGAGACCTCGTAAAGGTAAACGAGGTAGGTTGTATGGTACCCAAAGGTACCATGTGCAAGGTTGTAGCAATAGATTCCGAAAAATCTTTTGAAGAAATGAATTTGAAAGGGTGTGCTAATCTTATTGAGTTTGAAGTAAACCATTGTAACATTTCTTGGGGTGTTTGGTGCAAATATATATCCCCAATTCCCTTAACTCCCGAAATTCTCAAAAAGAACGGGTGGAAACGCATTTCCCATAAGGGACTTCCGTGGGCGTTATTTCGTAAAAAAGGTTGTAGTGTTCGAATTGCCTATGATAGTGATGATGATAAAGTTCCGTTTTCTGTTGGCAAGGAAATACAAGAATTGAAAAATATTAATTACGTCCACGAGCTACAGCATATACTTTGGGCATTGGGCTTGGACGCGGAACTTAAAGTATAATTTAAACAAAGCACTAAAAGTATTAGAGAATGAGAGAGAAACAATATTTATTCAAGGTAACAATCACTCTTGAAGAAGATGATGATTACACACAAGATGAAGTCAAAGAAATTGTCGAGGATTATCTCGGCCTCGGCAGTGGTGATGAGCTTATGGGAAGTAAATCCTATAAAAGATTCAAGGTTGAACCAATTAAGGACGAGTATCACAAGCGAGAAAAAGTTATTCATATTAATGGAATGTAATTATGCAGAAAATCATGTTCAATAACAAGTATGGACTCACCCAAGCCGTACTTGAAGGTCGCAAGACACAGACAAGACGTATTGCCTACACTGGCAATGCCACCATTATTGATTGTGGTATTTGCGTCGAACCAAAAAATATCGGAAGGGCAACCCTCTTTCGAGGAATTGATGAAATAGCCCATTCACGTTACTGCATAGGTGAGGAAGTTGCCGTAGCACAAGCATACTGCGAATTAGTAAGTGAAGCTGGCTACAACGAAGAAGAAATCAATAAATTAAGGAACTCTAAAGGTTACACTAATAAGATGTTTGTTCGGGCAGACAAAATGCTGCATCGTATCCGCATCACTGACATACGTGCTGAACGCTTGCAAGACATCAGCGAAGAGGACTGTTTGGCTGAGGGTATCGTGGATTTTGAGAGCAGAATAAACAAGGCGCATTTTTACAGCATCACAGATGAATCTGCCACCTATGGGACAGCCCAAAAACCATACTCCCTGCTCATTGACAAAATCTGTGGTAAGGGCACATGGAAATCTAACCCTTACGTCTTCGTCTATGAGTTCGAATTAATAAAATAACAAGATATGGGTTTAGAAAGAGTAAAGCAGCTTAGTAACGAGTTATCAAAACAGCAAGTTTTTTCATTGAAAGAGTTGAAAAGATATAGAGAAGCTGTCGAGATTTACGAAATCAAAATGGACGGCATGACACGCCAAGAGCGCAGGGCATGTCAGAGGATGCTCGCAAAGTATAAAGGATATAAATATAAGTAATATGAAGAATGCTTATATAAGAAGATATCTATTACGTAGTGGTGTCAATAGTGTCTCTGATTTACAGCATCTTCGGTCCAAAACTTAACCCAGAAATGGAGGTGTAGGTATGAATATAATTACGTTTGGTAAATATAAAGGTATGCCAGTTACAAGTGTTCTTAGAATTAACCCAAGTTACTTTGGATGGTGTAAGAACAATGTTCGTTGGTTCAAATTCTCTAAAAGAGACTACGAAATATACTTGGAATGGTTATCATTACAGCAAAATCATTTGCAATTCACAGGATATTCTGATGATATGGGTAATATTAGATTCATTTTTAGAAAAGTGGAAGAAGGTAAGTTTAATGCTTACTCTGATACAGAATATCTTACTAAAGAGACGTGTGGTGAATATCTAAAAAGTACAAAAGAACATTATTTTAGCAAACGTGTTTAACCGCTTTATGGCATAAATAGATAGATTATGATTAAAGAAGTTCCAGATCCTACGTCTGAATGTGAGGGATGTGTTTATGAAGGTAAGTTTGAGTGTCTTCAGCATGCATGTTGTGCTGACTCAAACAATCCAGTTAAGTACATTGAAGTAACAGAGTATCTAACTGTTATTATAGGGCATAAATATAAGTGTGGATATGAATATAAAATGTTGCCTTCATTGTAAACATGCACATTGCAAAATATATATGGAAACTTATCATTGTGATATTTACAACAAGGATTTTTTTCCTCATGAATTATGTGGTGATGATGATGAAGAAAGCCACTTTGAAAGTATAATAAAAGAGTAACTAACCATCCTTTCCTTGACAATAGGGAGAGGATTAAAATAGCAAAACATGAATAATATAGAACATATAGAAAACATATACAGACTTTATTACAACATTCCAAGGTTTAGAGAAGCTTGCAGTCCAATATTTACAAGCTCACCAAAAGAATACGGACAATATCTGCAAAACAAAAAACACAAAAGAAAATGAGCAAAGTAACAGCAATTAATATAATTATTGACAAGAAGAATCAATTACAGAGATATAAAGAGTTACATATCTTTTCTGTTGATATTGATGACGTTTTTACATGGTTAAATAACATACAAAAAGAATTGGAGGACTATTAATGAACAGAGAACAGGCCAAAAAACTGCTGCCTATTATACAGGCATTTGCAGAAGGTAAAACTATACTGGTACAAGAAGATATTGATTGGCGTTATCTGAGCGATGACGCTGATTTTAATTTAAATCCGCTAAGATACCGTATCAAGCCAGAACCCAAGTACCACTCATTCCTCAACGCAGAAGAGTGTTGGCAGGAAATGAAAAAGCATGAGCCATTTGGATGGGTAAAAGATAAGCAAGATGGACATTATGCTTTAATTACTGCTGTGGAAGATGGTGCACGTGCAACAGGTTTAAATGGTGTTATTGGTTGGAATTTCACTACTTTAAAAAAATATTTTAATTTCGCTGATGGTACGCCCTTCGGCATAAAGGTGGAATAGTTATGGCATGGGTAGCAAAAGATTATATTGGTGAATGGATATTCAACTGTAAGCCTGATATGTGGGCTGGTGATTGTGTTGAGCACAACTATTGGTTGCCGCAAGATAGATATGGAGCTCACGGTTTCCTACTTCCTAAAGGCTCAATAAAGAAGCTTATCGGACGAGAGCTTACATGGAAAGATGAACCTGTAGAACTTAAAAGTAAATTAAAATGAGCAAGGAGACCAGACTAAAGGTATATCGTATGTATGATGGTCATTGTGCCTATTGTGGCAAGGTTATCGAGTACAAGGATATGCAGATAGACCACATAGTTCCCAAGAACAGAGGAATGTACTCCAGATGGGATGGGAAGCAAGGTAAGTTCGTTGTAACCCAAGGCGAAGATAGCTTAGAGAACTATATGCCAGCTTGTCGTGCTTGCAACTTCCGTAAGAGGGATATGACCTTGGAGCAGTTCAGAGAGGAAATAAAGAGACAGGCTGTTGGCTTGCTAAGAGGTGCTGCAAAGTTCCAGGTAAAGATGAGCATTGCCTATGGTCTTATTGTTCCCCAGTTCGATAAGGAGGTAGAGTTTTATTTTGAGAAGTTGAAAATAAATGATTAGTATATGAAAATAGAAAACATTAAGTTCAAGGCTAAACGTCTTGATAATGGAAAATGGGTTTGCGGTTATTACTACGAAGAGAATGGTAATACCTACATCATTGAGGACAGACAGAAAGACTCTGTACTTAATCGTAATGAAGCGGTCTTAATTGAACCTTCTACCGTCTGTATGTATACAGGACTAAAAGATTGTGAAGGCAATGAGCTTTGGGAAGGCGATATACTGGAAGGAGAGCCTAATTGTGAAATCGTTTTCTTTAAAGGAACTTTTGCTACACGTTTTATTAATTACAACGGAGAAGAATGTGTTGACCCTTTACATTATTTTATAAAAGAAGACGGAACGGTTGAGTGCAAAGTTATTGGCAATATATACGAGCAGAAGAGGACAATGCGAATCAAGATCTCTCAACGTAAAGAAAAGGAGGAATCACAATGTCAGAGTACGAACGATTAATTGAAAAGGAATAAAAACTATGAGAACAATCAAATTTCGTGGCAAAGACGTCTTCACAGACGCTTGGCGATATGGTGACTTGGTTCACAATCAAAAAGTGACAACAACAGGCTTAGAGCCTCGTACAATGGTTGGTGGGTATGAGGTTGACCCAGAGACTGTTGGTAATAACACTGGACTGAAAGACAAGAACGGCAAGGAAATATATGACGGTGATATCCTCGCCCATAATGGCGAGGTTATCGGTCATGTTGTTGATGGTGTTCGCGGTTACTGCTTCGATGTGGTGTATGCCATCCCTGTATTCACAAGCACATGGCCGTTATATGGAGCCGTTGTTAACGACTATAAAGGCGATGTAGAGATTGTTGGCTCTATCCACGATAAGGAATGGCAAGAGAAGTTGAACCTAAAAACAGAATAGCCTATGAAAGCAAGATTGGCAAAGAAGATAATTAAGGCGAGTGCTACTTATGGTTTCTATTGTAGAATGTGCGACACTCACAGTAGATTTAAGTATCATCCGTATTGGACAAGCCATTGGAACTACTATGGTTCTCAGATGGGCGGCGCTCCTTCAGCAACTTGGAAGTTAGACCAACGCTTGAATGCAGCTTTGCGACGACTGCCTCAATATACACAGAAACTGTCGAGTGCTGTTGAGGCAAAGTTAAGGGAGATAAACAGACTACGCAAGATGTTGAAACGATTAAAAGCCGAACAAAGCGGTAAGGAAGGGGACAGTAATGGGAAGGCAGATTTTTCTATATCCAGTAAGATGGAGAGTCTATAACGGCAATCTGTTAGACCGGGAATTAAGTTGTATCATTAAGCAAAACACACTATGGAGAAAAGAATTATCTACAGCACAGAGGTTTCTGTTAGCAACATGATGTTGGAAGTAGAAAAAGAAATGAAGATTTGCGGAGAGGAGGTGAAGAAGGTTTTCCTGATTGGGCATATATTGCGTAGCTCACAAAGAAAGCTGTTCGGTATAATCCCATTGCCTGACAAATACACATACAAAGTCTACCCTCACATTCATGTGCGCAACAAATATACTAGTAAGGTAAGCACAGCAGAGCCAAATGTTTTAAGTTTCGAAAGCAAGAAGCGACTCATGGAGGAGAAACAAAATATAGAGTCGTTTTTGAGAAAGAAATGTAATGATTATAAGAAGTATGGCAAGAATAGGTAGAAATATGTTGGCAGTGCATCCTGATGTTGCTCGAAGAGTACTTAAAGACATTGACGAGCGTTGTTCAATGTACTACATAATAATAGGCTCGGTATATAACTTGGCACAGAGTGCGATGGTAGACGCAATGCCGTTGCTGAAGGAAAGCAGATTTTGGAAGTTCGAGGTGAAGAAGGATGCGAACGCTGCTCTGGGCGCATACGAAAGTTGGAACAGCAAGATGAAGATGAAGCTGTGGGACAAGTACCAGATGTGGCTTGATGTGTCGGACGCTGTTGCGGACAAAATGAAGGTGGACGTGCAAAAATTGAGGTGGAGCTATGACGCACTGCTTATGAGAGAGAAAATAGAGGAGCACACACTGAAATCTTATCTTCTGACTGCATCTACGCTGAACGACATTGCGGAGAACACGTTCGGGAAGTTCTTGCGTGACGGTTCGAAAAACATTGGCGTTGACTTGACGGAAATGTTCAAGGCAGAGAGTTCGTTTGCTGCTGTAAAGGCGAACTGGGATAAGGCTGTAGCACCGATAATGAGGTGCGGTGGCGGAAACATAGACTGCAACAAGGACAGCAACTGTGTGTTGGCTGGCGACATAATATGTAGGAAGTTGGCAGACATAGAAATGTATGAGGAGGCTTGCAAATATGCAGCTGACTTGAACATGGACATTGTGGAGAAGTATATGGAGGCTTGATGCATAAAAAAGCGGATGGAGAGGGAAGCAAAACCCCTACACCATCCGCTTTTTCGTTTATCATCAAGAGTTCACATACCACCAAATTTTATCAGATGGGTGGTCGGTATCCTCGTCAAGGAGAAAGCTGCGTGCGAGTTCGCAAGACTTCTGTAGCAGTCGGCTGCGGTCACGAAACCATGAGCGGAGTGTTTCGATGTGGTTTGAGTACATGAGGTTGACGGTGACGCAGAAATCCCAGAAATTGTAATCGTCGGGCAAGGAAAGATACATCTTGTCGTAAGCTGCACGTATATCCTCGTAGGGGAAGAACGGTGCATAACGCTTGTGCGTGTCGTCATAGAAGTAGTACATTTGGGCGATGGCAGCACGTGCGTTGTCTTCGTTGAAATGATGGTCGGAGTCGAGCAGATAGAGCATTTTGTGAAGAGCAGACTCCATTTCCTGGTCTGTCATTCCGCAAGAGTTGTTGCGGATGCGTGAAGCTGCGCTATCGAAAGCGTCAGCAAGTAAGTTGCGTACATTCATAGTTATTTGGTTTTAGTGTTAGACGTTCTGTTGCGTCGGAAGATGTGGCATATCACCTGTACGATGGCACAGACATACAGAGCCAAAGTCATGAGGATAAGGATGAAGTCGGCATCGTACATTTCGTTAGTTATGAGCCATGAGCCGTAATAGAGTCGTATGGCATTTGTGCCAATGATGTAGGTGAACGGTATGCGCCATATCCAACATAGCTTGAAGAAGTGGCTTGCAGGGAGCATGAAGACTACGGGGAAGATGTAGACCATGAAGTATAGATAGGCTATACACTCCTCGTTTTCCCGAACGTCGATGAGTATCTCGCGTGGATTGTCGTGAAAACTGTATACTCCATACCAATGACAGAGCATGAGGGAAACAGGCACGTATCGAAGAGCCTTAGAATAGAAGAAGAATATCGAGCGGTTGAGTATTACGCTCACCTCTGCTGTTGTTTGTTTTGGTAACATAAGCCTTATTGTTTTAGAAAAACGTAAATATAGCGAAAATAATAACAAAATGAAAGTTTTTAGAAAGATTTTGTAAACAAATGCACGTTTTTCTTGATATATATTAAAAAAAGGATAAGGAGATTATTTCTCCTTATCCTTTATCACTTTGCCGACGATCCACTTGTTGCCGTATTTCTTAATCCACATATCGAGCCATTCAAGAGCCGAGAGAAGGTCTTTGTTCTCGGTAGAAGGTGCGCCTTGTAGGGTGGAGTATTCGCCATAGGACACTCGCCAAAGATTTTCGGGGGTCTTGGTGATGGTGAGCGGTGAGCGGTAGGTGGTACGTGCATCGTATGTGCGTATGCTTTGAGGCAAGTTCTTGAACATTCGGTGGTATCGTCGGTCGGGGTGTCCTTCTGCCTTGGGACATGGGTCGGGAGGAAGTGGATTGCCTTCACGCTCCAACTTCTCGACTACTGCATCACGAACATACTTAGCTCGCTTTCCTCTTAGCGCATCAAGTCGCTCGTAGACAGCTGGCTCCATCCAAAACGTCATGCGCTGCGTGTATAGCTTGACGGTGTTGCGAGGGGCGTGGCTAACGGCTCGCTTGCGGACGTATCGCTCTATCTCAACAAGGTTGCCTTTGCTGTCACGTCGATAGGCAAGTATGAGGTTCTGTGTAATTTTGTTGTAGACTTCCGCTTTCTCACTCTCAGGATAGTCGGACATGAGAGACTTGACGATTGACTTCAGTTGCGTCTCGCCTTGATAGGCAACCTCGGTGCGGTCGAGTTCGAAGAGGTCGTCGTATATTACTATTATTGATTTCATATGATTAAGTGTGTTTGGTGTTGAAAGAAATAGCGAGCCACAAGATTGTCATGACTCGCTATTGGTTATGCCCTAACAGGCAAGTATCAAAGCTAAGATAAATACTATTACTATGCACCATTCTTTAGCGTTCATAATGGATTCCTCCTTTCTGTTTTGCAAAGTTAATAAAAATTTACGGTTAGGCGTTGGCTTCAAGGGAAATATCCCCTATGGCTTTGATGTCTGAAACACTGTCGTCCTCGGTGAAGAACTTCACCTTCATGTTGTCGTCGATGTGCGCCATTGCCACGATTTCGCCTTTCTCGTCAGACACAAGGCAAATGTCCCCACGAACTTCCGACTGCTTGCGGAGATACTTTACGGTTGCGTCCTTTACTGCGAGTAGGTTAAACTCTTTTGTTATGGTCTCTCCCGACATAGGGAAGAAGAATGTGAATTTCTTTTTCATAATTGTATTGTTTTAAATTGCTTGTGATTTGTTTTGGTTTAGCCCGATGAAGAACTTGTGCTCGTTCATGTCCGCTACAAAGTAGTGGGAATTGTTGTCGAACGGAAACAATTGTACTGAGTTCTTAGCATAGACGTTATCCTTGGCGAGTGCCCTGTTGGTGATGTCGTTGATGAACAGCCATTTCGTCCTTTCGGTGTCGAACTCACGAGATATGTCTATACGGCTGTCGAACAGGGAAAATCTGACTTCAATGAGTCCGTAATCCTCGGTGTAACCGGCAAAAGTCTGCTCGTCGGGGATATTGTCCTTGCATTCGATGTAGCCATCTGGGAAGAGTCGGCTGAGAATACGTTTCTTCTCAGCCGTGGTAAGTGAACGAAAGCGTGATTTGTAGATTTCTTGTCTTGTCATATTGCTATTTGTTTAGATGTTAGACATTGTTTTATTGTAGACATATTGTTGTTGACGAGATTGACAATGCGGTCGTGATAGAGCGTGAACTTGTCGCAAGCACCGTAGCACTGAACTACCTTCATCTGCTTAAGGTCTACCTCGACGGTCTCGATACGCTTGTTGTCGATGCGAGCGGAAAGAATGAGTGAGTTCTGCTTTTCGTAATACTTGTTTGCGTATACGCAATGGTGCATCGCTGTGCCTTCCTCGTAGAACTCGTCTACCGACTGTAGGACATGACACGAGATTAGGCTGTCGCTGATGGTCATGTCGAAGAAGCAGCTACGAGCCTTGATGTACTTCTCGTTCTTATCCATAGCACGCTTGATGCGCTGTATCTCCTCTTCGTGCTCGGCTTTGGTCTTGCGCTTGGCTTCAAGAGCCTGACGAGCGTGCAATGCCCAGTCGTGCGTGTGCATGAGATTGTCGGGACACACGAAATGAGGGTTGGAGAGGTCGCAACCTATATACTTCATGTTTTGTAGCATGTCGAAGTAGAGATTGTATGCCGTGTGCCCTTCGTTCATTGGCACATAGTTGTGGCGGAACATAATGCGTATGGCTTTCATGTATTCCTTGTCAAGTATGTTGTTAGTAAGCATGTACTCGGCGAGTTCGTGACGCTGCTTAAGGATTGTCTCGGCAAACTTGTCTACGGACAGGAAACGATACCATTGCTTGCGCTCATTGGTAGGTATAAGGTTGTCGCAATACTTGTATGTGCTATCAACGGACTTGTCGTACATGTAAGAAAAGCCTACGTCGGTGAAGTGCAGCCACGATGCGCAGTATTTGGGGTTCTGACGTATCTCCATTGGGGAGGAAAGGAGGAAAGCGTCTACGTAATAATGGAACGCTCTCTGACGTGCTATAAGTATCTGCTTTTCGCCTACCTTGTTCCAAAGTTGGAACACCTCCCATGTGCTATAAGAAATATCACGCTTGCCGTGACGGTCGATACGGAAATATCTGAGCACTTGCCAACCTTTGTAAGACTGGTTGATAACGGCATAGCATCGGTTGTACATATCCTCGTACTTGCAAGAGCCGTATGTGTTGCGGATTAGGCGAGCGTTGTCACGTTTGCCTATCTCGCCTAACTTGTGTGAGAGGTTAACGACCTCTTGTTCTATCTTGTTGCGTGGTTTCATATTAAAATTCTCCAAATAAATCAAGTTGTAATGAGTTGTCTACTTTCTTAGCCTTTTTCTTTGGCTGTGGCTTCGGTATGAGAACAGCTGTTTTGGGCTTGTTGTCCTTGGGTGCTGCTGCCACAACCTTAGCCTGTGCCGTTTCTTTGGTTGGCTCTACGTCCTTCTCCTGATAATAGTGGACTGCCATCTGTAGCACGTCTTCGTCGGATATGGCTGCACAACCACGTATTGCTTGTTTGCGTGCCTGTTGTGTGACATAAAGGAGGCAATCTTTCATAGACTTCTTCTTATCCTCGTAACGCTCACGGAAGTTTGGGTCTTGGCTTGCCATTTCACCCAACTTGGTTTCAAGATATTCCTGTAATGTCATAGTGCTTCTATTTTTCGTTAATTTTACAAGTTTCCCAACAATGGATTGAGAAGTTATCAAAATCATCAGCCGTAAGGATTAGCTCTCCTTTGCTGCGTATATCGTTAGCGATAGCCTTTGCCTCTTTTGCGCTATTAGCCTCGATAACAACCTCTTTGCTTAAGGTTTCAATAACCAATACTTTGTACTTTGCCATAATAGTATGATTTAAATTGTTATTAATATTGGTGGCTGCTCCGACCTTGCATCGAAGTGGAGTGGCTTGAACCACATTCAGCCTGTGGGGTTACTTCTCGTTGATGATATATTCGAAGTATGTATCGCAAGACTTCGCAAAGACTTTAAAGCGTACATTTAACCGTACATCTTCGTCTATCAGATTTTCGTTGTAGCTGTCTTCTATCTCACGTGCCCATTCTTCGATTTGCTTTGCCTCTCTATCGTGTAGAGAGTTTTCGAATGACATGTGAACGAAGTTGTTGTTATACTCAACCTTGGCGATATTATCACAGATAAAACCGACATATCTGTTTCCTTTCTCTACGTACTGACTATTATCAAATAGACCGTCAAATAGGGTGTCGCTGCATAAGTCCTTTTCATTGATAGGACATGGAATAATGTTTGTCTTCATATTTTATATGTTTTAAGTTCGTTCCGTTGTCGGTGTCGCTCCGAGATGGTTTCTATCCCCAACGGATGGTTACTAACGTGCGTAACAGACTGCTCTGCCGTGTAGCTTGTGTAACATTGTGAGTAGCTCACGCTTGATAATCTTGTTCGGTATTGTGCGCAAGTGGTCTTCAAGTTCCTTCTTAGTCCAGAATTTACGAGTGGATGGTTGGTGGTCTGTATACCATTTGCATATGAACCACATCTTTCCACCATATACATCTGCTAATCCAACATAAAAGGGTGTGCCGTTAATTTTTATTTCTTCTATCATTGTTCTTTGTTTTTAAGATTGTGAGACCAATTGTAGAGCCGTTCGAAGTGGTCTGAACCTGTATAAGTATCGATGTCTCCATACTCTTCAATATCGTTCATAAGTAGGCGTACATCTTCTTTAATCTGTGCTCTATCGTACTCTGCGTCTACTGCTTTCTTTGTTGATACTGCTGCAAGTGCTGTGCTTGCTAACAATGCTGCTACTAATAACTTGTTCATTTGTTAAAGATTTTTGTCATGAGTTCTGTTATACATTCTATATCATCATCGATAAACCTCCGTGTTATAGGTGCGAGGTTCTTACGCTGTAGCTGCTTGCGCTTGTTGTCGATATAGCAATTAAATACATTGCGCAACAGTATAGCGTCTATCGGTGTAAGATTAACTACTCTTGTCTTCTGTGCCATGAGATTTAAGTTAGGCGAAGCATTGGGAGGCTTCGCCTCCCTTATCTTCCGATTTATTCCTGTGTAAACTCTCTCCAATGTCTACCTACATATATACCCGCTACATAGGAGGCAACCATAACTAAAATTATAAGTTCTATCATATCTGTAATGTTTTAGGAGTTAATGTTTTGTTGAATATCTACTACAACCGCTCCATCCGTTTGGGTTGCCGTTAGCTTGACAAACAATCTTGTCAAAGCAAGAATTAATGTTGCTGAAATAGAAGTGCGCATATTTGCAATCTAAACAACAAATCTCTTGTGCTAATGTTATCATATCTGTAATGTTTTAAAGTTTGTGCCGTGTGCGGTCTCGCTCCGCTTGCCTTTCTGTCGGTCACGGCTGGGGGATGGTTATTGGAGGGGCAACGCCCCTCCTTATCTTCCGTTAGTCTTCCTTATCTTCCCAAAGTTCGCCTACTGCTGCGTCTATTGCTTGCGGTAAGAGGTAACAGCGAATCGCAACGTCAATGCCCTCTGGGTCGTCTCTTTTCAGTGTGCCCCATTCGTCTTCTACTTCCGCAATCAGTTCGGAATTGTGGCAAATGTTCTCTTCTGCTTTCCAAGTGCTAAATGTATAACTACCGCTGCCGTTGCCTGTCACACTGTCAACCGTCCAAAGTTCATCCTGTAGTTTTTCTTTGAGTTCGTCGGCATTCTCATAGTCTGCGAAGTTCACATTGTCGTTGATGTAGTCCTTTACATCTGCTGTCACTGCTGATAAATAATCGTACTTTTCCATAATTGTATGTTTTATTGTTATTGATGTTTGTTACTTGATTACGATTGCAAAGGTATAAATAAAATTTTACCAAAGCAAGAAATAGTAAAAATAAAATGATACTATTAACACTAATTAGTACAATTAGGGTTTTACTTATTGGAAATTAAGGCTTGTTAGTACAAATTTATATGTACCTAATACATTTTTAGGTAACTTTGCAGAAAATATATTTTTACTATGAATATACAGCTAATAGAAGACAAGATAACAGAAAAAGGATTGAATAAAGCTACTATAGCGAAAGAAATGGGAATGAGCAAACAAAGTTTCAATGCTTTTCTCAAAAGTGACAATCCTACACTACAAAAACTCCGTGCCCTCTCAATTGTGTTAGGAGTTACAATAACATCTTTAATAGATGAAGAGAGTGAGGAGGACATAAAAAAACGCAGTCAAGAAATTGTAGCCTTTGTCCGCTACAAGGGTATTCACTATACTGCCGACACGTTGGAGGAGTTTTTAAAACAAGTAGAAGAAATAAAAACTATTGCAAGATGAAGAGGATATTGTTTATTTTTACCTTTTTTATGGTCGCTTTATGTGGCTTTGCACAGAGAGAAGTTTGTGGTGTTGCGTTTGGTAGCTCTTATAATACTACCAAAAATGCGCTTCAAAACAAGTTTGGATATTGTGACAAATCGAATAAAAACGAAATAGTTTACTACGATAAAAGTTATGGTGGTGTATTCTTTAGTCGTATAATGTTTGAGTTTCAGTATGATTCTTACGGAAGAGGGTATTTAAATAGTTGTATTATGGGTTGTGATTGCTCGTCCGTTGCGGATGCAAGACTAAAAGCAAAAAGACTAGCTAGTATGCTATCTAAATATGATATGGAGGAAAGAACTAGTAAAGATGGAGCTACTTATTATATAGGAGGAACCGACCCTACAGATTCTTCCCAGTATGGCATAATGGTTTATGTTGCGCAATGGAGTGATGGATGTGGCGCAGCTATAGCATACGGACCTTACAATTACGTGCAAGAAGAATTTTAGGCGGTAGCCTCAGCAAGGGGCAGGGCGTAAGCCCTTGGGGGCGGCAGCCCCCTTATCTCCCCATTGTTCTTCAATCTCCCTTATAGACCTTATAAAGAGATAAACACCTTTCTCCTATATATTATATATAAGTCACTCTATCCTCACAGGAGTGGCTTTTTTGTGTTTATGCGTGTGAGGGTGCTTTGTGCGCATTATTGAGCGTATAAGGCGTATTTTTGTGTTTTTTTCGTGATTTTCCGACTTGCAAGCCGTTTTTACTGGACTTTGCAACTCTTTGTTTTGTCTTCTTTTGACTTTTTTGTTACAAAAACGATTTTTCGTGCGTACATTTATATGCTTTTGGCTGTTCACATTTTCCTCTATTTTTGTACTTGGTCTCGAAAATTACGGGGGTTAGACCAAATGAATTGGTCTGTATGTCGGATTTTTGTATTAAGTGCCCGATAAAGGGATTTGTGATAGATGGTAAAAAATTGTGACATGACGAAAAACGGAAAAAGATGTTGTTATTCTCCATAAATTTGACGCAAACTAAGGACCTTTTAGGCTTCTTTTGGGGTATTGGGCTTCTTCCCTTGTTCTATGTGCACCCTATAGCCATTGTGCAAGATGCGTCCAAAATATCGAAGCGATTGAAGCATGACCCTTCATAATTGTATGAGTTTAAATTGTTAATACTAATGTTGAAGTAATCTCTTGATTACGCTTGCAAAAGTAACGTATATATGTTACATAAGCAAGTTTTTAGCCGAGAAATGTAACTATTTAACGTTACTTAACCAAAGTAACAAAGTAACGTATATCGGTTTAAAACCTGTTAAGATATTAACGTAATAATACTACATATAAATTATAATAAGTAAATTTGCAGTAATAATAATGTAACGTATTAAAAAACATAACATGAGAATAAAAGAAGTACTAAAAAGATATGGTATAACCCAAGATGAGATAGCAAAACGTCTTGGTATAAATCGTGTGTCGGTTAATAGACTGCTGAACGATAAAAACGATATGCGTGTTTCTACCGCCGAGAAGTTCGCTACTGCTATAGGTTGCAGAATAAGTGAACTATTCGAAGAAGAGAAAGATACGGACTTCGCTGCCTTTATCCGCTACAAGGGTATCCATTATACTGCCGACTCTCTTGAGGAGTTCAACATAATCGTTGAGGAAATAAGAAGTATAACTAACAAATAAGAATATGAACATAAGAAAAATTTTACTATCGTTGGTATTTTCGTTCCTCGCATTGTGTAGTTTTGCGCAAGATGAGGTTTGCCGTGAGATTTGTGGAGCGAAATTTGGTGACTCGTACACAAACGTAAAGAACATTCTTGAGAGAAAGTTCGGTGAGCCTAATTCGTGGGATATTGACAAGACATGTATTACTTATAGGGGTGTTAGCTACGGAGGGATATATTTTTCTACTGTCCTTTTTAAATTTCAGTATTCTTCATCAGGTTTTAGCTATTTTAATCGCTGTATAATGGCGTCCGAAAATAAAACAGCAAAAGAAGCTATATCAAAAAGGGATGCCATAAAAAGTGTTCTCGCAAAAAAATACAAAATGACAGAAGATATAGACGATGATGGGTTTAAATATTATCATGGTGGAACGTCACCTCAACAAGAAGATTATTTTGGCTTCTGCATAGATGTAATAAAATTAGACGATGGGTATGCCGCAAGACTCGATTACGGTCCATATCAATATATTGACGAAGAATTTTAGGCGTTAGCCTCAGTGGAGGGTAGGGCGTCAGCCCTTGGGAGGCGCAGCCTCCCTTATCTCCCCATTGTTCTCCCTTTCTCCAATACAGATATACACCCTTTCTCCTATATATAATTAATAAGTCACTCTATCCTCACAGGAGTGGCTTTTTGTGTTTATGCGGTGAGGTGCTTTGTGCGCATTATTGAGCGTATAAGGCGTGTTTTTGTGGTTTTTTCGTGATTTTCCGACTTGCAAGCCGTTTTTACTGGACTTTGCAACTCTTTGTTTTGTCTTCTTTTGACTTTTTTGTTACAAAAACGATTTTTCGTGCGTACATTTATATGCTTTTGGCTGTTCACATTTTCCTCTATTTTTGTACTTGGTCTCGAAAATTACGGGGGTTAGACCAAATGAATTGGTCTGTATGTCGGATTTTTGTATTAAGTGCCCGATAAAGGGATTTGTGATAGATGGTAAAAAATTGTGACATGACGAAAAACGGAAAAAGATGTTGTTATTCTCCATAAATTTGACGCAAACTAAGGACCTTTTATGGCTTCTTTTTGTGGCTTTGGGCTTGTTGTAATGGCTTTATGGTTCTTGGATGCGCTCTTTGGCTTTCTGTCCTTGCCTTTTTCGACTTCCAAATGTTGTGTTACTTGAAACATGACCCTTCGGGGGTCATAATCCAAAGGGGTAAATGGCTGATAGATAGGTAGTTAGGAGGTTACAAAGTGGCTTTGGTAGACGCATGGTAGAGAGAACGAGGGAAAGATGATTGCTCTTGATGATGTGGAGAGGTGGCGATAGTGGCATGAGTGGTATGTGGCATGGTGGGTGATATGGGAGGATAGATTGGAGCGTTGGCGTGTTGGAGAGGTTAGGGCATGATGGCGAGGATAAGGAAGCGATGAGGCATAGGTGGATGATGAACGACCCAAAGGGGGTGGGGGCTTAGGTACTGGCTGCGAATTATAGTAGATAAAAGCATAGGTATAAAAAGGTACTGTTCTCAAAGGAGGTCATCATCATTTTCCCCAGAAAAGGTACTCCACAGAAAGGAGGTCGTTAGTATATTTCCTGGAAAAGGTACTGGAGAGAAAGGATGTTAGTTATGGTTATTAAAAAATACAGTAGATATGACAGACATTTGCAGATTCTTTAGGTTGCCATTAGGCTTTAATGAGTTGTCGGGTGCGAATAATCCGATGATAGGTTTGCTTGGTGCAGCCAGTTTAGGTTTGAGTGTAGGTAGTTCGTTGTTTGGAGGTCTTAAGTCGCGTAAGGCAGCCAAGAGAGCATTGGCCGAGCAGAAATATCGCACGAATGCGGAGAAGGCTTGGTATGACAAGGAGTATAATACGGACTACCTGGATACAAAGGCTGGTCAGAACTTGATGCGTAGGGCTCAGGAGGTTCAGGACAATTACATTCGTAAGGCGGATGGAGCTGCAGCAGTTGGCGGTGGAACAGCCGCGAGTACAGCTATGGCAAAGGAGGCAGCAAATAGGACGATGGGTAATACTATTGCGAATATTGGCGCCAATGACACAGCGAGAAAGGCGAGTGTTTCGGATCAGCACATGAGGAACGAGCAGAGTCTTTCTAAGCAGAGAGAGGATATTTACAATCAGCAGGCAGCGAATACGGCTGAAGCAGCTCAGAATATGAGTAATGCTATGATGAGTGCAGCATCGGCGTTGGATGGTCCGGGGAAAGGTAAAACAGATACAGGGGCATCTGGTGTTGCTGGAGAAAAGACAGCGAGTGACTACTTTGGCGATAAGTTGTTGAAGAATGTGACGGGAGTTTAATCATATATATTTTTTTTCAAATTAAAATTATTGCTCAATATGAAGAGATTTAAGAACAGAAAGAACGTTAAGAACGTGAATAATACGGTGAAGAACAACGCCAATATGGATGGCTTTGAGGAGCTTGTCAAGGCGGCAAAGGAGTTCAAGGGAGCTTTGGACGACGAGGTTGCAAACCGAGAGTATGAGCGCAAGAAGCTTGCTGAGACAAAGGAATTTAAGGAGCTTATGGAGCTGCAAGAAGAGACTTTGCGGTCCATTGGAGGATTTTCTGAAGTAATTATTCTTTCTTTGGAACCGTGGGGGCGTGCTATGACATATGGTGAATTGTATCGCCAGGAGACAGCAAAGACGGCTATGCAGGCCGTTGAAGATGCCATCAACGCTAAGATTGACAAGGCAAACGTTGCACAAAAGAGCCATGAAGAGTCGTTTTGGCGTAAAGTTAAAAAAGATATTATCAATCCTGTTACTGAAGAGAAGGTCGAAAAGTCAAAGAAGAACAAGCCTGCGTCTGAGGTTGAGTCGTTGAAGGCCGAGCTGGAGAACTTGAACGCTCTCTTCAAGGATGTGTGTGCTGAGCGTGACAGATTTGAGCGTTGCTTGAAGTCGGACGAGAAGGCTTTGGCGTATAAGGACAAGGTGATAGAGAGGATAAAGAAGAAGAACGCTAAGCGCATGTCAGAGAAGTGCGAGGTGATTGCTGTACTGAACAAGGAGATAGAATTTCAGTACAAGCGTAGGGAAAAGGCAGAGAAGTTTGTCAATACCCTTGGTCAGGCGTTTGACTTGTTGAAGAAAAACGTGGAGGATTATGAACACAGTATTGGACGATAAGGAGAAGAGGGAGGGTGTTGTAACACAGCCTGGTGTTGTGGCTCCTGGTGTTTTGGCACAGCCTCAGCAACCAGCTAATGTGTTTAGCGGTAAACGACCTACTACGTTTGAGAATATGCCTGTAAATGTAGGATGGGCGCCTTACGGTAAGCCAGTGAATGAGGGCAGTAATGTTCAGCAATCGTGGCAGACATCAAACCCAAGTAATATGGAGGGAAGTATGCCATCCTCTTACGCTCTTAACTCTAAGCCTTTGGTTGGTGGTGATAAGGGTGTTACTGCTGTGTTTGAGAAGGACGATAGTCAGAGGGATGGCGGATTCTTCAAATGGCTTGGCGGTTTGTCGAAGAAGCGACCAGGAAGGCGTGAAGGCGAGAGTGATGATGATTATGACGAGCGCATGACGAGAAACAATATGCGCATAGCCACTTTAGCTGACGCAATACGACACATGGGGAATATCTATAATACCTCCAAGGGCGCTGCGCTACAGAAGTTTAATAGTCCGACTGCCGAGATGCAAGCAGACCTTGACAAGAGAAAGGCAGAACGTGCGAGAAAAGCTGCTGCTGAGGCTGACGCTGCGTATAAGAATGCCAACTTGCAGATAAAGATGGATGCAGCAGATGCAGATAAAGCTTATAAAGAGCAGATGGTTGAGCTTAAGAAAAGTGCTGACAAGAGAGCAGACCAGAACGCTAAGGACTTGAAAGAGTACCGCGACGGAATACTTGGCGTGCAGCAAGGCAACTTGAAGTTGGCAGGTGAGAGGTTAGACGAAACCACACGCCACAACAAGGCTATGGAAGGCCTCAGAGCAAGCGGACTGGCTTTGTCAATGGCAAAAGCGGCCCGTACGGCTGGCGGCTCGGGAAGAAGTGGCGGCGTAGGTGGCGGTTATGGATATGCCACTCCATACGGAAGATTGGCAAGCAAGAAACAGCTTACACCTCAGCAGGAGGCGCAGGCTTGGAACGAGATGCGTAACCTTGGAATGATTACTCCTCAGAAGCAGAGGGAGCTTGACCGTGCCATGAATGGATATGAGGGAAGTGACGGCAAGATGGTGAGTCCAAGTTCAGATCGAGCACGTCAGATTATTCAGGGTGCTATAAGTTATGGCTTGCTTGACGCTTCAAGCCGTGGCGAGTCGCTTAGGAAGGCGTTCAGGGACGGATTTGGCTATACTGACGTGAGAACGAGCAATACAGCCCAGCGTGGCGTGAATACTTCGGGTAAGAAGAAGGTGCGCAATGTGACGAAGACCGTATCGAAGAGTCAGGCTAAACAGATTAGGGAACAGCGCAAGGGCGCCAATCCTATAAGATGGCAAGGCTCTGGCAGTAAGCCGAAGGCACAAGCCAAAGGTGGTACATCTACTGGTAAAGGAACGAACTGGAGTCAGTATGTGAAGTAGACATAAAAAGATAAAAACACGATAAATAAATATGGCAGACAATAGATATTATTATTTCAAGGATGCGAAAGGTAACAGGCATACGGTAGACAAGACAGCGTATGACAAGGACCCGATGGGATTTGCAAAAGCATTCCCTGGTGCTCGAATGGAGGTAATAGACCGAAAGACAGGGCGAAGAGGCGATGTGAGCGTAAAGGATGCGAGTCGTGTTGGTGACTTTGGTGCTCATCTGTTTACGGGAAGAACGATAACAAGAGGAAAGGGGAAACCCAATAGCTCGGCACTTGGACGCGCGCAACAGAGTGTGGCGCAAGAGAAGTGGGGCGGTGGTGTTGTAACACATGAGAACACTACGGCATCTGAGAATGTTTCAGCACCGAAGAGGAATGCTGTGACATTGGATGATTGGAACGGTGGCACTACGGGTAAGGAAAGCGAGCTAGTGAAGGGCTTGCGCGCTGCTGATATGATTAGAAAGCGCGACGAGGAGCAGATGCCTATAGACTATACAAAGCCGGGTGCTGTAAAACAGATGGTAGGCGGTGCGAGAAGAGCACAGAAGTCACTGGAGCGTAGAATGGAACAGGCTGGACAAGAGGCTGGTAGAAATGCTGAGGGTGAGATAAGACGAAGGAATGCTCCTGCCTTTGACCTTGGGAATGAGAATGTGAACAACAATCTTGTGAAGACAAGGGGGCAGTTGGAGAAAGAAATGGAGGAAAGCGCGGCTACTATTGCTGATAAGAATTTTGCAGACACGTTTGCTAATATGATTGCGGGCGAGAGACAGGCAGCAGAGAAACGTGGTTTCGACGCTTATCTGCAAAGAACTGTGTTTAGCGCCACTCCTATGGGTTCTACGCTGTTAGGAACAATCGCTTATAATGCAGAGCGTGACCCTGCTAAGTTGCAGCAGAATCTTTTGAATACTCTTGGTAAAAACATGGAGTCAATGCTGAGTGACCCAAATGTTGCCCAGAAAGTTGTAACTGAGTCGAAGCGACTTGGTGTAGACCCTGAGGATTATGTTAAGACAGCACTCATGCCATCCATTCAGAATAAGCTTATGTCCGAGTATGACAAGACAGAGCTTAAAGAATGGATGCCGAGAAATACTTTTGTGGATATTATTGATGGCTTAGGTGATGGTTTTCAAGTAGGTTCTATTCTTGATGCTGCCTTAACCAAAGCTCAACGTCAATATAGACAGCGTGCAATTATAGCTACTCAGAATGGCGAGAACCCATATTATCAGCGTGACAAGTATGGAGTGACAGAGGGCGTGCGCAGTGCTTTAAGTCTTGCTTCTGATGTTATAGGTCCTGGCGGTGGCGTGTTAGGCGGTATTGGTAAGGGTGTAGGCGCTGCAAGTGCAAAGGTATTCGGCAATGAGGTGAAGACGATAGCCCGAATGGCCAACATGAGCAAGCTACAGAGAATGTTCAAGCCTTCGATATTGATGCGTGGTGCAGCAGAAACAGGTGCCAACTTCGGAATCTACGAGGGATTGAAGGGAGCGCAAAGCTACAGCTCTACTACCGACGACGTGAAACTTGGCGAAATGCTTGAGAATAGCGCAGTAAGTGCGGCACATGGAGCCGTAAGTGGTGCTACTCTTGGCGTTGTAGGCAAGATGCTTGGCGGTTTGGGCTATAATGTAGGCATCAAAGGGCCAATGGGTGTAGACCCTAATTTTGGCAAGAATATGCTAAAAGGCCTTGGCATGAAGGGTGTTCAGATTATTGGCGAGGGCACAGCCTTCTATGCTGGAGGAAACTTCAACAATGCACTTAGCGGTGCTGATACAGACTGGAGTGCAGGCAACTTGCTAAGTAATATCATGGCAGCAGGTATATATAAGATAGTAAGCACACATACAGCTACTGGTGCTGCCAATATGCTTACGCCTGAGAAGGGACAGAGCTATGGCGGTTCTGTGGCGGTAAAGTTCGGTACGGCATTATACAAGGCAGCTATGGCACCTTCAGCACAAGGCAAGGCGTTTGCCTTTACGCCAGACGAGAAACAACAGCTGTTCGCTTCGGGTGACAAGGCTGGACTGCCAGGTAAAGAAGGCTCTTTTGGACGCCAAGACATTCTGACATGGGCAGAGCGTGTGATGAAGGCAACTCCTGTAGGGAAAGAAGACAAGAGCGGAAACGTCAAGGTGGCGCGTGAGTATTACGAGAGCGTGATGCAAGACCCTAACGTGTCGTGGGACGCTAAGATGAAGCTGAACGCCTTGCTTGGCATTGCTCCTGCCACACGTCCGGAAATGGACATGCGTACGTATACTATAGAGGATGGCAAGCGATACGTGAATGAGTATGCCAAGGATGGTACTTTGCTATCGAAGCGAAGTTACAAGAACATGGAGCAGCGTGAAGCCATTGAGTATGACTTGATGATGCAGAAGGAGAATCAGCGCATGCTGAACGGTCTTGGCTATATTTTGAATAGGGATTGTTCTCGCATGGACCTTCAGATGGAGTTCCTTAGACAGCATGATTACGACTTCGATAATCCCGACTCGCCAAGAAACCAGGCTATAATGGACGATATGCTTGGTAATAATAAAACACTCACCTTAAAGAGAGGACGCACACTACATGACGAATGGCTTGACTTTGTATCGGAGAACGGCATAACAACAAAGCTGATAAAGGACATAGCCGATGCACACGGACTGAGTGTTGAGGAAATGTTCAAGATTGTGAACAAAGAGCCAATCAAGCGCACAGAGGAAGAACAGAGAGCCTGTGTTGAGCTTCGCAAGGCTTTGAACAATATTGTGTATGAGGACGGTATGCCTCATGCGGATCAAGCCGATAGCGATGGTAAGGACGTGGTTGAGGAGAATAACCTTGGCACGGAGAATCCTAACAATGAGGCTGTGGCTGAGGTGCTGAACAACATGAATAATGCAGAAAAGGCGTTTAATGCAGCCTTGGAAAGCAACGATGTGTTGAAGCAGGAGTATGAGAGACTGACAAAGGAAGGTCTTTCGGAACCTCAGATATACATGGAGCTGATAAACTCGGGACTGACGCAGGAACAGCTTGCACCTTTTGCCGACTACATCAACGCCAAGGCTAAGGCTGTGGGCATGTATCGCGGAACTGAACAGAAGATTGCTGAGACCGTGCAGAAGCATGTGGAGCAATGGAGCTACAAGGGCGAGCTGAACGGTGAGAAGCAAGAGGGCGGCCAGATGTTGTTCGTGAAGGACAACAATGGCAGACTGCTGATTGTCGGTGCTGGCGACGTTGCGTTTGATAGTGAAGGCAGAGCGAGAGAAAACGTTGGCGACATGCTTAGCGTGCTTGACCCGAATACAAAGGAAATGGACTTCGTGAGCAAGAAGGACGTGCAGTATGACCATGTGGAAAAGACGGAGGACTATGCCAAGAACTATCAGGAGATGTTGGAGGTGAAGAACTCTGAGGTTTACGCTCAGAATGAGCAGCAAAAGCAGATGGAGAATGCGGCAGGTGGTGTGTCACCTGAAGGTGGAAAGCCGAATGGCGAGGAAGGTGTTAAGCATAGCTACACTTTGGGTGAGAAGAAGGCTGGCAATGGTGAGCCTTTCTATCAAGACGAAAGCGGAAATATAGACTTGGCGACTATTCCCGATGAGGTTTTTGAGGGAATTGGATATACTAAGGCTCCATTCCGTCTTACTCCATCAATGATAAAGCACATGCTCGACCGACACAATAAGGAGCTTGGATTTAAGGATGAAGGAGAGGCGATAAACTTTGTTGTTGATGTTATGAATAACTTCGACCATGTGCGCCTTGGATATGACGGTGCTCTTGTTTTCTCTATTGAGAATGGCAGAAAGCGTACTGGCAAGCGTGCCGTAACGGTATTGATAAACTCGGACAATGGCGAGTTTTACGGATTGAAGACTTCTGGTTATGAAGGAATAAAAGGATTGGAAAAAAGACCATTGCTTTGGGAGAGGGGCGCGAATGAAACCTCTTCTACAGATGCCGCTTCTGCAAGTGTTACCACCAGTAAAGGTCCAATAAGCGGCGGACAATCTGGCAGCGCTTCACACCAAGGCAATGGTCTGCATGACAAAGATAGCAATAATTCTCCAAATGGCAATGGAAATAAAGAGACTTTAACATTTGCCGATGGCTCACCTGTGCCGATGATGAAGGACACGAAAGGCCGTGAGACTGCTGACTACTCGCAGATGACACCCGAACATGGAGCGGAGTGGATGTCTTCGCAGTTTGGCGAGAACGCAGAAGCTGCTGTAGACGGACAGATAAAGAGAGCCGAGAAAATGCTGAAGGAAGCCGAAATGATAAAGGTGGATTACACGGGCGACTTGAACGACGCCAAGGAAGCTGAGGCTCAGAAGGCGAAGGCAGTTGATGCCGCCAAAGCAGAGCTGGAGCTATATACCAATATCAAGAAGGTAATGACCGCGAATAAGGTTAAGGCTGGAATGGAGAAGGTAGGTAGTGTAGGTGAAGAAGGTTCGGTAAGTGAAGCAGGTAATTTAGGCGCTGTTCGTGAGAAGTTTGAAAGCGGTAAGCGTATTGTGGGCAACAAGCGTACACGTACATTGGCTGACGGAAGCAAGCTAAGAGGACACTATGAGATTGTTGAAGCAGACAGTCTGACACCTTCGCATAATGCCAACGACGGATATAAGAAGAGTGAGGGTTTCCCCGTGAACGAAGAAGGCAGGACTATCAATGACCGTGACTATGAGAATGACAAGCAGGCTCAGATGGTAACGGATATGATAGCCATGAAGTATGACGGACAGGCAGTAGACCAGGTTCCGGTTGTGACATCTGACGGCATTGTTGTTGACGGTAACGGCAGAACGATGGCGGGACAGAAGGCAGCAAAGAACGGTACCGACAGTGCTTATCTTGAAGCATTGAAGGAGAATGCAGAGAATTACGGCTTCACCGCAGAGCAGATTGAGCAGAGTGGTATAAAGCATCCGCGCCTTGTGCTTGTGAGTGACGAGCCGATGAAGTATGACACGGCAACCTTTGCCAAGTTCAACAAGAACGAGAAGAAATCGCAGGGCAATACTCAGCAGGCAGTAGCGAACTCGAAGAAGCTTTCTGCAGACGAGATAGGCACTATTATATCAGAGATAGAGGGCAGTGGTAGTCTTGACGCATTCTTTAACAATCCTACTGCAATAAACTCGTTGCTAAAGCGTTTAATTGATAAGGGCGTGATTGGTCTGAACGAGATAGCGGGATTGCGTGAGGGCGAGGACAAGCTTTCGGCAGCAGGCAAGGACTTCGTGAAGAACCTGCTATTGGGCAGTGTGTTCTCGGAGAACACTATCCGCATGATGGGCGCTGACGCTATGCTGAAAACCAAGGCTCTGAACGGCATCCGTGCCGTGACGGACAATATGAAACTTGGCGACTATGCTCTGATGAAGGAGATAGACCAGGCAGTGCAGTTGCTGTACGAAGCTCGTCAAGGCGGAAGCGGTGTGGATGCATACTTGCGCACTCCTGCTATGTTTGGCGAGAACGCTGCGGACAGATATGACCCTATATCTCAGGCTATAGCTCTTGCTCTTGAGAGCAAGGTTGAGGACTTCCGTGAACTGATGATGGCATATAACCGTAATGCAGCTCATTATGCGGATGCCAGTCAGGCGGAAATGTTTGGCGAGAGGCCTACAAAGGAAGATTTTGTAAACGAATTTTTAAAACTTAGAAACTGGAAAGACTATGAAACAAGACATTCAAGCAAAGAAGGAAATGGCGATGCTGGCAGCTCTGAGGGAGGTGAACCAGAAACGTCAGGAGGAAGCGGCAGAAGAAGAAAAGAAGGACTTGCAAAGAGTGGAAATAAGACACTCGAGCGGAAGAATATCGGTGATGTATCTACCGAAGAAAACGGTGGAGCATTGGAGGGAGATAAGGAAGGCAAACCCGAAAATGACAATGGAGGAAGCCCTGATAGAGACGTTCAAGCAAGAAAAGGACAGCGAGAAGTAGACAAGGCAGTCAAGAGGGAGAGTGAAAAGGGAAAAGTGAAGAGTGAAGAATCTGAGAGTAAGGTTGAGGGTGTTGTAACACCGAAGGGCGATATAAAAGACGCTACAGCGCCGAAGGGTGAGGAACCGCTTGCCATTCTTCCTAAGAAAGAAGAGAAAGCGTTTGATCCGATTGGTAAGGCTGCGGAGAACTACAAGAAAGACCATCCTTTGACTGAGGGTGAGATTAGGAGTAGCGATGTGGACGACATTGCTAAGGATATGGCGGTGGATTATCTGAATGGCGAGGTGACGGATGATTTGCATCGTGCCGTTTATGAGAGCATCTATGAAAAGGTGAAGGATGCGAAGATGAAAAACGCCACTAAGCAAGCGGATAATAAAACAGAAACTACCGAAACTCCTAAGGTGGAAGCCTCAGCAAGCCCTATTGAGGGAATAAAGAACGCTGCCGAGAAGTTTGCTAAAGAGAAAGAGGCTGCAGCAGAAGCTATGGGCGAAGTGAAGAAGCCTCAGCAAAAGGCAGACGATGCAGCTGTGGAAGCGTCGAACAAGAAGGTTAACGACCTTTGGAACGACTTGCTGAAAGCAGGCAGAGAGGATTTGTCGGCATCGTTCATTGGGCTTAATGCAAGACAGCTTGAAGTGTTGCCTAAGCTTGTGAGCGCAATGGCAGAGAACGCTTACCTAAGAATAAAGAGAGGTATGCACAATCTTGAAGACGTGGTGAAAGAAATGCGCAAGGAGTTTGCTCCAGCAGCCCAGGTGTTCAAGAAGGAAGATGTGGATGCCATCTACGAGCAGATGATGAACATTCGCTATCGCGACGGCGAGCAGCGCATGAGTTTGAAAGAATGGGCAGACTACTACGAGAAGAGTTCGCCTAAGCACAAGGAGGAGCTTGTGGGCGACTCCAAGGAAGCAGAGGATAGAAAGTTACGCGAGAAAAGATTTGTTGATAAAGTTAACATTCAGCTTGGTTTCGGTCATAAGTTTAACGGCATTGTGGAGCTGAGAAAGATGGCAGAAAAATGCGGACTGAAAGACGTGAAGGACACGGACTTGCAGGAACTTGCAGAGACAGCCATCGTACAGAGAGCGAGAGGTATCGCTTCTTCGGAGTCAACCAATAATACCGAGAAGTTCAAACGTATAAAGAAACTCTACGAGAATCAGCCGAGCCTTAATCAGCGTGACTCAGAGAGAGTGATGAAGCAGCAGTATTCCACACCTGCTCCTTACGCATTCCTTGCAGACATGTATGTGAAGGCAGGAATTGAAGTAAAGAGCGCATTGGAGCCAAGTGCCGGAAACGGAATGCTGACAATAGGCTTGCCTAAGGATGCGGTACATGTGAACGACATCGACGCACAGAGACTTGCCAACTTGCAGAGACAAGGCTTTAAGAACATAACAAGCCAAGACGGAACACAGCCGTTTGCGGACAAGGACGTGGACGTGGTTGTGACAAACCCACCATTTGGAAGTGCCACACCAAGGGATTATGACGGTTATACTATCTCTTCATTGGAGGGACAGATGGCTATCAACGCCTTGGAGAGCATGAAAGACAACGGTCGTGCAGCCATCATCATCGGCGGCAAGACGGAATACGCCAAGAACGGAAGTCTGAATCCGAAGGATAAGGCTCTGCTTGGTTATCTCTACAGCCACTATAATGTGGAGGACGTGATAAACGTGGATGGAAGCCTGTACGCAAAGCAGGGCACAACATACCCGACACGCATTATATTGATTAACGGACGACGCTTTGACGAGAATGCCTATCCGCCAGTGAAGGACAAGGCAAGAGCGGAAGCCGTGAAGAGTTATGACGAACTTTATAAAAGAATAAACGATGATATACTACGAAGTGGAAGGATGGGTTCTCCCGTCGGAGAAGGAGGAGAAGACGCTAACGCAAAGCCTAATAGACCGGGCGTTGCTAATACTAATGAAGAGGGAGTACGAGCAGGAGGAAACGGAGGAGGCGAACAAAAGCCTTCAGTTCGTACTGGAGGAGTACATGACAAGACTGCCGAACCAGTTTCCGACAATGTATTGGGGACAGAAGGAGGAACCAAGCCAGGAGAAAATGGAGGACTTCCTGACGGAACTACTGGAGCAAACGGAGCAGGGGCAGATGTTACTCAGAGCGAGGGGGCAGGAAATAACCCCAATCCCGAAGGACGAGTATTGGGATCAGGAGGAAATGGACGGCCTAACACTCAGCCAAATGCTGATGGAGCTACCAACACCGGGAGCGGAGGGAGACCACGGGGACAACTGGAGCGGGTGGACAGACCCGTACGTGGACTAAGTGCCGAAAAGGTTGCTTATACGCCAAGAAGTGAAAACCCGTTCACTTTTAAAGCCGTTATGCCAGCCGACCAACAAGAGGCAGTTAATAAGAACCTCGAAAAACTGGGTGATGCAGACCAATTCTTGGTTGACGAACTGGGCTACAACGATAAAGCAGACCTATACGCACATCTTGCAGCAGAGCAAGTAGACTCAGTAGCCCTTGCATTGCAACAGGCAAAGAAGGGCAACGCTTTTATCATCGGTGACATGACAGGTGTCGGCAAGGGAAGACAGGCAGCATCATTTGTAAGATACGCAGTTAAGAACGGACAAATACCTATTTATTTTACCCAAAAAGCTAATCTGCTGAGTGATGTCTATCGTGACTTAGTGGATATAGGCAGTCCTGATTTACGACCATTTATTTTGGGTAGCCAAAACGAAGCGGCTGTTACTGATTCAGAAGGAAAGGTCATTTTCCCACTTCCTTCTAAAAAAGAGAAACAACGTGTTCTCGACTATATCGAGGAACACGGCGAACTGCCAAAGGAATACGACTATATACTGACAACATATAGCCAAGTAGGCAACGGGGTCTACGAGTTTGACGAGAATGGCAATCGTAAGGAAAGAAAATTAGCCAAAGGCAAAAAGTTTGGTGCAGCAGCAATCAGCGGACAAGCCCGACGTGACGCTATAGAAAAGCTCATGAAGAACGGCTATCTGATATTGGACGAAAGCCATACAGCAGGAGGAAACAGCGGTCAAGGCAACTACTTCCAGCACATCATTCAGAAGGCAAAGAACGTGACCTTCTTCTCTGCAACCTTCGCAAAGTGTCCCGACAACATGCCAATCTATGCGCTAAGAACAGCAATGAACCAGGGAGGATTGAAAGCATCCGACTTGATAGGCGCCGTGAAGCGTGGAGGAGCCACACTACAGGAAGTCATGAGTCAGGCGCTGACACAATGCGGACAGATGATACGTCGCGAGCGAGACATGACAGGCGTGACTATTGACTGGAAAACCATTGACGACCCCGAAGTTGTTGCCGAACAGCGCGAGCAGTATGACAGCATCATCGGTCTGTTCAACGACATCATCAACTTCCAAAGAACCTATGTAAGCGCATACGTAGACAGACGTAATGAAGAGCTTGCAGAGGTGCAGTCGTCGATGGGCATAAAGCGTGGCACAGAAGCCCTGGGAATAAAGAACCAACCGTTTGCAAGCAAGGCATTCAATACTGTGCAGCAAGTGCTTCTCTCGCTTAAAGCAAAGTCGGCAGCAGAGAGAGCTATTGACTACTTGAAGCAAGGCATGAAGCCTGTGATAGCATTGAACAATACCAACGAGTCGCAGACGGGCAACCTTGCGCTTGGCGAAGAAATGGATGCTCCCGACTTGGGTACATCACTAAAGAAAGGACTTGAAGGTACGCTTCGCTATACAAGCAAGAACGCTAAAGACGAAAGCGAAAGCGGATATATCAATCTGAAAGCCTTGGGTGCAGATGCCGTTGAAGCATACCATGCGCTTGAAGAAAAGATAAGAAAGACAAGTACCGGACTATCGCTCTCGCCTATCGACGTTATCAAGAACGAACTGACGAAGGCAGGATATAAGGTAGGCGAGTTGACTGGTAGACAGACAGAGTTTGTGTATAACGAGAACGGCACGGTAACGAAGGTGAAGCGTGCGGACACAGACAAGAAGAAACTTGCGAGAGAGTTTAACGACGGACAGATAGACGCGCTAATCTTGAACAAGAGTGCGGCAACTGGTATATCACTTCATGCTTCAAGCAAATATGCCGACCAGAGAAAACGAGTGATGATTGTTGCCCAGCAGCAGCTTGACGTGAACGATGAGGTGCAGATGCGTGGACGTATAGACAGAACGGGACAGGTAGCAAGAGGCGCATACGAATACGTTGTGTCGCTTATCCCGGCAGAGCAGCGACTGTTGATGATGTTCAAGGCAAAGCTGAAATCATTGGACGCAAACACCACTTCTTCACAGAAGAGCAAGTTCAATGAAATGGAGGTAGCCGACATTACCAATAAGTACGGCGACAAGGTGGTGAAGGAATACATGTCAGAACACCTTGACTTGTATGCACGTATGGCAGACCCATTCGGATGGGAGAAGTCTTATGGAGCAGACTTATCGGCAGTAGACCCGCAGAAACTGGTAGCTTCTTCTGACGGCAAGAATAGTGAGGCTGGAGGTGACGCTAACAAGTTGCTTGGCCGTATGGCTTTGCTGAAAGTGAAAGAGCAAGAGAAGATGTTGCAAGAGATAGGCGACCTTTATGCAGCCGAGATACAACGTCTGAACGAAATGGGCGAAAACGACTTGGAGATAACAGAGTTGCCTTTGAAAGCTAAGACCTTAGACAAGATAATTTGGAAGGAAGGTACAGAGCCAGGCGGAGACAATGCCTTTGCCGACAATACTTATGTAGAGAAGGTGAATATGGCTGTACTGAAAAAGCCTATGAAAGCCGAGGAAGTAAAGAAAGCTCAGGACGGACTCACGGGCGGCAAGAGTTGGGACGAGTACCGCAAGGAGAAGCTAACCGCTGCAAAAGAATACTTTGACAAGAAGATAGCCGAAGCTACTCAGAAGTACGAGGAGCGTGCCGTGAAGGCTGCAACAAAGGCAAAGGAGAAGTATATCAAGGAAGCAAAGAAGGGCCAGAAAGAAACTGGCATGAGCGACGAGCAGATTGAAAAGATGGCTGGCTATCAGTACGAAAGCATCTATAGCGACGAGAAGACAAAGCTTGACGAAGTGGTGAAGAACCTCAAAGCGAAGTATGGCGTGTTTGAGCGTGCGCTTGAAACCTTCAACACAGAAGACGCATTTGTGCTGCCAACAGACATGAACAATCCTGCTGAGTTGAGCGGATTCGGCAATAGCTATGGCAGACTGATAGACATAAAGATAACCGACAACTTCTCGCCAAACGCCTCAACAATATCGTTCGCCACCTTGGACGGACGAAGAAAGATAACATTCCCTATAAACGGAAAAGCAGGACTCGGAATCGACAAGGTTGATGTTATAGGAATTATTGACAGGCAGACAAGGCAGGCATCGTCGCAGGGTGACAAGAAACTACGTGTATTGAGCATGGATGCCTCCAACTGGGACAAGCTGACAAGCAACGAGAGCCGTAAGGACGGATATATCATTACCGGAAACTTGCTGCAAGGCTTGATTGACACCAAGGCAGAGTTCTTGGGTGCTCAGTTGGTGAAATATACAACAGATACAGGTGAAGTCAAAACTGGTATTTTGTTATCTGATAAGGTAAAACTGAATAACCTTGCCAACGAGAAGCCTATTAATAGCGTAGCTGAAAAATTTGAATTGCCATCTAACAAGGGTGGCATAACAGAAATTACTTCTTCGGACGGAGACGTGAAGATAGAGCAAGGCTTCGACTATATAAAAATGACACGAAACTATACTATTCGTGTTCCAAAGAGTAACAAGAAGGGAGGCAAGTATTTCCTTGATAAGGAGCTGCTGAAAATGGTAGATGGCGGTAACTTTGAGACAAGAGGAAACACGATGCTTGCCGAGGTAAAGGAAGAAAAGCTAAAGGATGTGCTTGACAGACTTTCGGAGCTTGGCGTAAAGGTAAAGGAAGAAAGCAAGGTGCATTACCGCATAGAGCTTGGTGATACCTTCTCAGACAGCAAGGAACACTTTGACGCTGTGAGAGACAGAGCTGTGGAGGAGAAAGGAATCGTTATGCCTAATCTGAATAAGGAGAAGGTGAAGGTGGTAGAGGTTGAGAAGCATAACTTTGGAAGTAAGGAAAGAGAAACTATCAACAACGCCAAAGCATGGGCTATTAGTAATCTCGTAACAACTGGCAACCAAGATTTGCCAACCATGCGCGACGGAACATCTTACACTATTAGCAAAAAAGCGATAGAAAAATATCTTTCTGAAAGTGCAGTAAAGAAAAGCGAGAATCTTGATACTCACTTGTCTGTTCTTACTAAGCTTACAGATGTTATCCATGAGAGCATCGAGGCTGAGATTCACGCGGATTATAACGTAAAGGACGAAACCGGAAAAAGAAAAGCCGAGCTTGGATATGGAAACAATATCCTTGTACATAGACTTTATGGCGCAGTAGAGATGGACGGTAAGATATACCGTGTGAAGACTACTATGCAAGAGTTCAGAGGAGGAGAAGAAAACAAACCTCACAGCTATGAGGTAACAAAAATAGAGCTGCTTGACTCCCCTGGAAAGCGAGAAAATCCCGACAGACCACCTTCGGATGCATCAAACAACTCTATTGATACTGCAAAGTTACTGCAAGGAGTTGAGAAATCCTACGATTCGGGCAAAAAATTGCTTGATGAGAGTAAAAATTTAACAGATGGGGAGACTTTCTTTAGAAAAGAAGGCGATGGTGTTGTAACACCTGAGAAGACTTCGGGGACTTCGAATGCTGTGAGCGAGCGTATCATCAAGACCGTGGAGAAGGTTGCCAAGAGAACTGGAGGCAAGGTGAAGATGGTGAACTCGGTTGAGGAGATTGAGAACCCGAAGGTGCGCAAGGACATAGAGAACGGCAAGCAGGTGACTGGCTGGTATGACGAGAAGACGGGCGAAGTGCATCTGTATATGCCTAATATCCATGACTCGTATACCGCGGAGAAAACCGTATGGCACGAGACCGTAGGACACAAGGGCATGAGAGGGCTGCTTGGAGATAAATTCAATGACTACATGAGAAGTCTTTGGATGGACTTAGACAATCCTATCAATGCTGAGCTGAGAGCTTATGTGAAGGAAAAGATGAACATGAATCACCTTGGATTCTATGACGCTATTGAGGAGTTTATCGCCAAGAGCGCAGAGGACGGAAAGGGTGAGCCGGGATTCTGGAACTACATTAAGAATAAGGTGACAGATGCCCTGCATGAGATAGGCTACAGAGTTTCGCCTAACGTGAAGGACGTGAAGTATATGCTATGGCTTGCGAAGAATGTGCAAAAGCATGGAGACAGTCCGCTGTGGAAGATGAGAGCTGAGGCTGTGAGGTGGAAGATAGAGCATGAGAAGACATTATCCGTTGTAGAAGAGAACGGTATGATGTACGACAACAACGGCAAGAAGCATGGGCTGTTGGACCTTAACAAGAAAGATTTTGACGAGGCTACAGACGGACATGTACACTATAGAACCTCGCCAATGACAGCATCGAAAATTGAGGAATACAACAGACGATTGAGCACAAAATGGTACGCATTCAAGGAGAGTACCGTGGACGATATGCAGTCTTTGCAGGAAGCCATGCAGATAATCTCGGGTGTGAAGGATGCTTATGCAGATATTCCTTCGGCCTTCAATCCATTGCAATGCCATAACAGAATGGGCAGTATGGTTATGCAGATGTGCGAGAGATACGACAGAGAATACACCGAGCCATTAGGTGACGCCTTCAAGAAAGTGGTGTCGGCAATGCCCGGCAAGGACGGAGCAGAGCAGACACGAAACGCCAATCTATACTTTATAAAGAAGCATGGTTTGGAGAGAAACAGAGTACTATTCGTAAGAGACAAGATAAGGGAAGAACGAAAAGTGAAGAGTGAAGAATCCGATAGTATTGATGCTTTGGAGACTGCTTGGAAGGGCGAGAGAAGCGACCTTAGACAGAAGCTTGACTCTGGACAGATAGACTTGAGAGAGTATTATCGTCAGATGGACGAGTGGATTGTGCAGAACTTGGACAAGGACTTCAAGGCTGAGGAGCATGACTATTCGGGTATGCACGGAATCTATGACGTGAAGAAAGGCGAGGAGTATGACGATGCCAACGTTATAGACGAGGTGATGAGCACGGAAAGCCAGCTTGGGGCAGACTTGGTGAAGAGCTTTTGGGATGCCAAGAAGAAAGCTACCGACTTCACTATAGACCAAGTGTATGCCAACGGATTCATGGATAAAAACGGAAGAGACCATTTGAAAGAAATGTTCGACTGGTATGTTCCATTAAGAAAATTCGACGATACAGTTGCCGAAGATGTGTACGGCTACATATCGGGTAGCGACACAAAGAACTACATAGGTTCTGTGATTGAAAAGGCAAGAGGACGTGAGAGCCTTAGTGACGTGAACGTATTGGCACAAATATCAGCCTTGGCAAAATCGTCCATATTGAACGGTGGCAAGAATGTGGAGAAACAACACTTCATGCGCTTTGTGGAAGCCTATGAGAAGGGGGACGCTAAGGATAGAATATTCGTGGAGATTCAGCCTTGGGTGGAGAAGCATACCGTTGACGGTAATGAGGTATGGGAGGAAGTAATGCCGAACATTCCCGAAAACTCAACCCAAGAGCAGATCAACGATATATTGAACACCTTTGAGGACACCATGAAGGCAAAGCAAGCTCATGGCGAGGCAAAGATAGCGAGAAGGAAAAGCGACATTGGCTATAAGTTTGAGCGCAGCAGCGACATGAACCAACATATAGTTAATGTATACGTGAACGGCAGAGTGCGCAGATTTGTTTGCCAGGGAAACCCAAGAGCAGCACAAGCTATTAATGGATTGCTCAGAGACTCGGGCACACAACATTGGGCAACGGAACAGTCGGCAAAACTGAACAGATATTGCGCCCAGTTGAACACTTCGCTTAATCCGGACTTTGTGTCTTCAAACCTTGTACGAGACCTGACCGCTGGGTCGGCAAACTTGGTGGTAAAGGAAGGAATGGGTTATACTTGGGACTTCTGCATGGAGTATGCGAAAAACTGGGGGTCTATGGTAAGACGAAAGGATGGCGGCTTTGATGGCGGTTATCTTGGAATGTTCAGACGCTACAAGGATGGACGCTTGGATGCAAACAATCAGAAAGAACGTTGGTTTAAGGAGTTCATGGACAATGGCGGTGAGACAGGTTTTGTTTCGTTAAAGAAATACGAGGACATAATAAAAGAATATGAGAACCTTGTAAAGACAGGAAATAAAGAAGGCGACCGATGGCTTATGAAAAAGCTGAAAGAAGGCGGTGCGTTCATCGAATTGGCGAATGAGGTTGTAGAAAACGTAGCTCGCTACTCCACTTACTGTGTATCAAGAAAGCGCGGTAGAAGCATAGGCAAGAGTATCTATGACGCTAAGGAGGTTTCTTCAAACTTCAACCGTCATGGTTCGGGCGATGCAATAAAGAGCTTGAAGACAGGGTATGATGGAAAGACGGATACTGCATTCAGAAAGCCTGTAGGATGGTTCAACAGTTGGATGAAGAATCACACTATGTTCTATAATGCAGGTGTGCAGGGTGCAAACCTTTTTGCCAAGAATCTTTACAATAATACAAAAACAACCGCGATTGCTTTTGGCGCAATGCCTTTTGGACTGAGTCTTGCTGTTGCATTATTCAATCTATGGCGTATTGGTAGAGAGGACGAGAAAAAACGCAATGGCGTAAAGAATCCATACGCGGAATTGCCAGAATGGAAACGTCGCAATAATATATGTATATATTGGGGAGGCGGTAAGTTCAAGACTATACCTATGGGTATAGAGCTTAGAGCATTCTATGGCTTGGGTGATATTGCAGCCGGGTATGTCGTTGACGAAAGCCTAAAGAGTGACGTTCAAATAGGATGGGACATTATCGGACAGATGGCACAGCTTGTTCCTGCCTCAGACTTCCTGGGACATCATTCTCCATCGAGCGGAATAAAAGAGTTGGGCGAAGATGTTGCTCTCTCTGTGATTCCGACAATAGCGAAGCCAGAATTTGAACTTGCTTTCAACAGAGATTGGACGGGCAGACCAATATACCGTGACAAAGATTATCTTGACAAGGCTCCAAGATGGAAGCGCGCCTATGACAGCACGAACGATGTGTACATGACCATCAATAAGTGGGCTAACAAGACTTTCAACGGTATCGACAGCACGAACGAGGACTTGAAAGGTAGTGGTATGATGGCTGATGCTGTAGACTTCTTTACTGCTCCTTATGGATTGCAGCATATCGTCGAGGGTTATACTGGTGGAACTGGTGCCACGATTGGTAGAATGTATCAAACAGGCAAGTCGTTTGCGAAGGGTGTCGTGTCGGGCATCAAGGATGATAAAGGCTTTGCAGAAGGCTTTAATAAGGAATGGGATAAAGTAGACCCGAATACTATTCCATTCTATAGAGTGTTCAACTATACTCCGAAGGAGGGTAATGACATGCAGAGGACTAAATCCAAGTGGTATAACTACGCTGACGAACTTGAACGGCTGAAATACAATATGCAGCAGATGAAGACGAATACACCAGATACTGCTAAGAATATTCATAATGCGGCAACTAAGTTCAAGCTCTCGCAGAGCAAGGACGGAAGAAAGCTGAAGATATATGAGGCTGCTGATAGATACATTGCTGCCAAGCGCAGGATTCTGAAAAGAGCTAAAGATAAGGCCGTTGTTGAGGCGGTGAATGAGGCGATAAATAGAAAGATGCAGGAGGCGGTGGAGGATTTGGATAGGATAGAATAAAGAAAAGAAAAAGTGGTGAACCTTCTAAAGGGTCCACCACTTTTGTTTACTTGTTATAACTTATGTTCTATGCAAACAGAGCATCAATCTCAGCATTAGACATTACTTGAATATCGTTCTGATTAGCAAGAGGATAGAGACCTTTACTATCACCCGTATATAAAGTAGGTGATACAATCGAATCAGCCACTGATATCTGTCCTGCTTTCTTTAAATACAATTTACCTTCTACTGGAGTATTTGAGTCACCAAAGGTTTCTGCTCTATGCGCCCAGTTATTATAATATTTACCCTCATGTCTTGCTACAAACATATTTTTAGTTGTAAGATAGACAATATCATAGTTTACAACAGACTCAGCAAGTGAATTCTGAAGTATCTCCACATCTATAATAGGTGTAAATATATCATCAAACTTACATACATCAGAGTATTTACCCGCATATAGTTCATCATTGATTGTATCAAGAATTTTCTTATCTTCTTCTGACATCAAGCCATGATTCTCGCTTGTTGCATCCCACAACTGTCCATCAGTAACCTTGCCATTTGCATCCAATGTAGCTACACCATTAGCCACACCCTTCTGCTCCAACTTCATGTAAGGAGATAGGTCCACTGTTGGTGTATATTCACCAATTTTCTCCCACTTGGTTGCGTCATAGGTGGCTGAGGTATCACCAGTATAGATATACTCGGCATATATATTTTTACCATTAGGGTCTCTGTTTGCCGAAGCTACAAGATATATACGATTCTTATTAATACCACTTGTAGGAAGAGCAGAAACAATCTGAAACAGAGTAGTGTCAATGTTATTTGGATCTACTTCCTTTATCCAACCACTTGATGTTTTACGATTAGCCCAGTTGGTCAGTCTATAAAAACCAATTCCCTTAACATACCACTGCTGACCTAATGCCAATGCTGTGTCTGTTTCTCCAGGATTAAGCAGCTGCCAATCCTGCAATGCATACAAAGCCGTTAGACTTGCTACAACTTTATGACCTCCAATATGTCTTGCGTCTGCCAAGGCAAAACCTGTTGCTGACACATTACTTGGAGCCAGCGTATTTGCTTGTTTTAATGCCATATCTTTTTTATGTTTTTAATGTTAAACAATTATTTATGCTATATCCAGGAATGAGTTATCCTTCAATGCTCCTGGGTTTACTGTACGGTATACCAAGTAAACTATTGAAGCACCAGCTGCATTTGTCACTGTTACCTCACTCTTTACAAAACCTCCATTCAGCAATGGTGTGGCACCATTCTGTACTATCTTGGTCAACTCACCCATTGCCTTTGGATAAGCTATTACATAGTACTGAGCATCTGTTGCCGAAATACCTTCAAGCTTTGCTGTGCGTGAATTATTAAGGTCTGTCTTACTCAAACCCTTTATAACATCTGCTGTTATACTTGATGTTGATGCCAAACCAAAATAACGGCGATGATAGAAGTGTACGCTTGCAGATGCTGTCTTTGTGTCATTGCCACTTGCAGGCTTTACATCTGAACCAACAACCATAAGACCAGTTTTGGCAGCTGCGATAGTTGCCGAGATAGTGGTGTCAGTTTTTACCTTCTCTGGGGTTTTGTATGTTGCAGATGGTGTATTTGCTGCTGGAAGTGCAGTCCAATTACCAGATACACTTGTTGGAACTTTCTGGCCTTCCTTTGCTGCTGGATATAAGAATGAGCCTGTCCATGATGCCTGATAACCGTTTTCAAGTGACAGAGAGGTTGATGATGAAACCATTGATTCCACTGCTGTACCAGCTGCGTTGAACACATTCCATCTGCCTCTGATTTCTGGTGACACAAGAGCGAGGTTACCGTTTTTCACTCCATTAATAAAGTCTGCATTTGCCTTACCCTTTGCTCCGTCATAAGCCGTACCAGATGATTCACCAATTTTCAATGTACTCTTTGCTACATGAGCCTTCATAAGCTTAGTATACTCTGTAAGGCCTACTTTGTCTAAATACTTTGTCATAACGATTTGTTTAAAAATTTTATGTTACTATTTATCTTTTCATTTATTTCTATGCACTCATTATTTCCCTAATCTCCTCAACAGTCATAGTCTCTGATGCTGCTACTCCTTTTTCAAGGTCTGCTATCACTTCTTGCACACTCTTCATACCCTCTGCAATATCTTGACCTTGATATCCACCAACACCAAGGAGATATTGGTAACCATTCTTTGGATCACTTAAATCCGGATCATTATTTGTATCACGCTTTACATATATTACAGAAGCATTCTTTCTATCAACCATATTTGCACCAACACCGACCATATCAATAAAGTAGTATTTATCATAGTTATAGTAGCCTTGCGCATGTGCTCCCTTTCCATATATGCCTATTTCTGTACCAATACCTTCTGTATGAGAATAATCACTCAGTGCTTTAGTAAGATTACCTTCAGCATGAGATGCCTTACCACCTGTTGATGTACTAGAACCTTCAGCATGAGATGCTTGACCAGATGCAATTGTACCATTACCTTCAGCATGTGAGAAGTATTCATCTGCTCTTGAATTTCCACCTTCTGCATGAGAATAATCCTTATATGCCTTTGTACCAATACCTTCAGCATGAGAGTACTCACCCTTTGCTATAGTATTATTTCCCATTACAACAGAACCTTCACCTTCTCCTTTTCTCACTGGCAACCAGGTTCCATTGCTAACTGCTTCCATAATCTTTGTGACTAATCTCTTTAGTCCCAAACTATCTACAAATTTTGTCATAATTGTTTGTTTGTTAATTTATTACTAATGTTTGTTAAACTTTATCTTTTATCTTTATTTTATTACTCAAACTCTTGCAAAACTGAATATTATATAGTATCTTTGCAATGGGTGGTAAGTTATACGGTTGATGAAGTACATGCCTTGTGGTGTAGTATCCTTATTGTATAACGCTACCCTTTTTTTATGTCCTATTGAAAATAAGCTTTCCTTCTTTAGTTTTCCTTACATATACTTTTATATCATTCATATATGTCTTACTTCTTTTATTATAGAAACGTACAAGCCATAAACCACCACCTAATCCAGAAGCTTTTCTTGTAAATCTTGTATATTTTTTCTTTTTATTAGGAAATTTATCTCTATAAGGTTTACCACGAAATACACTATGCTTCCAATATGGTACTCCAACAACTCCATTATTTAATTGATATGACTTTACTATACCAACCCCTGTATAGGTTTGATTAGGATCAAACCTATATTTCAATGTTTTACAAGCCATCTCAAAAGTTCCCTTTTTACTTGTCACACGTTTTCCATTATTCCAACTGTATTTTTTTGAAGTACCTGTAAGGTTAGCATGTGGAATACTTACTTCTTGTAAATGTATAGTAGTGTCTCCATTTGTATATTGATTAAACATTCTAAAACCACATGGAATGTTTGGATATCCAATTAAGTTTATTAAATGAGCGAATCTAACTCTTGTGTTACCAAATACTGTTCCTGATGATTGATATTCATTACTTACATCTTTACCCGTAGTATCACGAATAATTATATTAAATGTCTCAACTTCATTATCACTCCATATTGTTATACATGGATGTCCACGAAAAGCATATATTGTTCCCCAATTATACGATGTTGGATCTATTGACTTACCAATAACTATCTGACCATAAGGTCTTTTCTTAGAAACTTTCTTCTTAAGAAGAAGCTTCATATTGTCAGTATATCTTTTAAGTCCTTTATCATCTACAAACTTATTCATTTTATATCTCCTTTCTCTCCTACTATTTCTTCGATTTCTTTTTCTGTTATTCTCTCAATCGCAATACCATTCAGAATATCATCTGAGAGTTTGTCTTTTGTTATTGCACCAGTGGCAATCTTATCCTTAGTAATACTTCCGTCGGCGAGCTTCTTCTCAGTGACCGACTTGTCGTTAAGGTCGGCAGTTTTGATTAATGGGACCTTAGAACCGATTTTAGGGTCTTCTCTAAATGTAGGCATATTTAATTTCGTTTGGTTCGGTAGATGTGAAAATTTGTAGACCGACGGTTTCGGGGAGGATGGTAAGGCGGAGCTTGAAGGAGGTCATATCTTTGTGACGTCGGATAGGCACGCGCGGATTGGAACCATCGGAGACACGTTGCCGGATGATGAGTTTGCCGGGGCGTTTGAGGGTGACGATGAGGTAGATATCACGCTTAAACTGAACTTCGGGAGTGATCCAGGCAAGTTCTTCGGGAGAGTATGATGCAGTGAGAGTGTACATAACTATACGGACTGTTTGGAGCCTGTCAGCTGGACTGCGATAGCGAACATTGCTTGCGCACGTGGGTCTTGGTAGGCGGTAAGCAAGAGGTAGGCAATGTAGTAGATGAAGGCAGACTCGTGGATGGTTGGAATATCTACGGTGGTATCATCAGAAGAAGTGTCGATGTCGGAAGCTATACCGATATAGACAATCTCGGCAGTGTCGGCAGAGGTGTAAGGCTGAACAAGGATTCTCGTGGGAGAGCCTTGCATGACAGTGGCGAGAGGTCGGTTGACAGTACCCTTTGCAGTGTCGTCGAACATAAGCATGGCGTCGTCGGAGGTGTCGAGAATAGGTATGGCAGCCTTGTGCCATGACGAGAGACGTACGCGAGTTAAGGTGACGGTGGAAAGAGACAAGGGGATGGTGATGGTGGCGATGTCGGTAAAGCCATCATAGGGGGTGATAGTGAGTGTTGTAACACTGGAGGAGGAAGAGGAGCTTGGAGATGAGGAGAGGGTGGTGGATTGGGAGGTGGCTACGGCGAGCCATCGGCGTGCGTCGTTGATTTTGGCACGTATGATATTATCCATGTAGGAATCCTCACCGTTGTCGGCAAGCTTGGCATCCTCATGAGTCTCGTGGTCGATACACCATTTTACTTTGTTGATGATTTCGGAGATAGTCATAACTAATGCTTTAAGAAACTACTCGCCAAGGGACAGTTTGGGGAAGACGATGCGTTCCTTAGCTGCAAAAGCGAGAGCCTTGGCAGGACTGGTGAAATTCTTGGAGTAGTTGGTGTTGACGTAGACAAGAAGCTCGTCGGGGGTGGTGACAGAATCGACACTATCCAGGTTCTTCTCGGGGGTCGGCTTAGTAGTAGGAACGGGGTCTTTGTCGTCGGAGGTTTTGATTTCGCGGATCAACACCACAGTACCAGACTTGAAAAGCTGACTGCTCTCAAGAAGGTCTTGATAATACTTGCCCTTAAGAGATAATTCGGGACAAGTGCCTGTAATGATATTACCACCTGTGAACTCGTAGTGAACCTTGTTACCACCTGCACCAACGAGAGTATGATGACTATTGTTTAGTGCCTCTTTTAATCTATATATCTTAATCATTGCGTTTTGGAATTTTAAAGATAAGCCTCGCTGAGACATTAGCGAGCAAAGCCGTTGCTCAGCGAGGGCTTTACGGAAATAAAATAATCTTTAGGCTGCTACGTCCTGACCCTTGTAGAGTTCCCACTTGGTGCCGTTGTAGTAGTAGACGGTACCCTTGTCGTACTGAACATCGCCAGAGACGTAGTCCTCGGTAAGGGCAACCTTCATGCCGGCTGACGGAGTTGCGGGGAGTTTGGGAGCAGAGATGATAGTGGTAAGAGTGGACCCGCCAAGCTTAGAAATCTTTTCCTCAGGACCAACAAGTATAGAGTTGTAGCCACGGAGAGCGATACAATCGGCCTCCTCGTGAATCCAACGCTTAGCGTCGCGGATAGCACCTGCACCCTTAGACATGTCGTTGGTGCGCTCCTTGTTGGCAACACGAACGTAGCGACGACTCGCCTTAAGGTCGATGATAACGGCAAAGTCCTCCATGTGCATGAGGTCGAGAGTCTGATCCCAAACAACATCGAAAGTACCGAATGTGTCCTTGATGCGCTTGAAGGTAAGGTCGAACTCGTCGTGATTGATGATGTCGTTCTTGCCATCCTTGTCAATCTTCATCTTCTCCATGCGCTCGATGAAGTTCTTACCAGCGAAGACGTAAGCATGGTTATTTTCTGCAAATTCTGTAAACTGGAGCTTTGAGAGAGCAATCCAGTCGGCCCACTCCTGAACGTCGCCAATAGCATACTTATTGGTAATCTGAGGCAAGATACCCTCGGCAAAGTAAACATCCTCAACAGCACCATCCTCAGTGAGCGTCTTAATGCGTCGCTTAGAGCCAAACCAATAAGAACGCTCGGCGCGGAGGTTGTACTTCATGATAGCGTCAGCCTTGAGGTCGTTGACGGAGATAGGTACCTTGGTCTGTACCTTCTCGAAGTCGGTAGTAAATAGAATGTTGAGAAGCTTCTTCTGAACACAAACCTCCTTCTCGCGAGGCTGCATGTTCTCAGGAGGAACCATAAGCTGAGACTCGCTTGCGGCAGTTGCGCCAACAAGTAAGACAGAGCCAGAAGGAATGTCCGGGCAGGTCATACTGTCAAGGTCGTCGGCTGGAGTACCATTGTTTTTAGCCTTGCCGTTGGTAGCCTGGAGAACGACCTTCTTGCCGTTAGACTCGATGACATAGAGCTGAAGAATACCCTCGTGCTCGGTGTTAGAACCCTCCTTGTAACCCTCAACATCGGGAACAAAGACAGTAGAACACTTGTAGAACGGACGGAGAGAACCAGAGAAGTTGGTAGAGTTAAGCTCGATGGTGTCGCCACCAGTGATTTCGGCAGTAGTCTTACCGTCGAGAGTCTCGCCACCGATGCGCATGTGTTTGGCAGTCCAGTTCTTGATAGGAACCTTAGAGGCAACCTGTCGGGCGATACTGAGAAGCGGAGTCTTGTATGGATAGAACTTTACGATGTTTCTGTCCCACTCCTCATCAATCATGCCACCCTCTTTGAGCTGGGTGGATGAAGCCTGAGTTCCCGTCAAATCCTGACCATCCTTTTTGCCACCGGGACTATTGAGGTCGCTCTTGCCAGCCTCAACGTGTTCGTGTTCAGCAACCTCTGCAGCGGTTGCGGGAGTGTTGCCCTCATCGCCAATCAGGGGCGCAACGTTGTCGGCAACAGCCATGAGCGACGAGCCGCCAGTTACAACGGAGAGAAGCATGAGTAAGAGCCAAGTAAGGAAATGTCCGCTTTTAATAAAATTAATAAACCGATAGTGTTTCATTTAATTGATATTTTAGAAATTAATAAATAATAAAATGTGTTTTACTTTTAAACCAGACCATCCCAGAAGCCACTGGACTTCTTTTTGGTGGGCGACACACCACTGTTAGTACTGAGAGAAGGCGGGATCTCGGTCTTTTCGGAACGCTTGACCCTGTTCTGAATCTTTTCGTTACGTCCTTGCATAGCACCCTCCTCGCGAGCCGAAGCCACGTCAGCGTCGTAGTTTTGCGCGTTTTTGAAGAGCTGCCACGTCTCGGTGGAGACTATACCATCCTCGGCGTCGCCGATAACCTTGAAGAAACTCTCCCAAAGGTCGGCTTTAGCGTCGTCGTCGAGACCAAGCTGCTCCATAGCATCGGCCGACTTCTGTAGATTGGAGACGAGTTCCTTCTCGTGGTTTTCCTCGTCGGCCTTCTTCTGCTGAAAGTCGGCAATCTGCTGAGCCACCTCCTTGCCTATCTTCTCGTCCTGCATAGCAGCGCCGATGTCGATACCATGAGAAGCTATCCATGTGATAGGGTTAAGGTCGGGATTCTTTGTAAGGTCCATAGCCATAGCTGCAACCCAACGGTTGTTGTCGAACATTTCGCTGAGAGCCTTTCCGTCCTCCTCGTAGCGAGAGAGAGCGTCGGCATCGTCGTTCATAGCAGCGTAGCGAGCCTCCTTATCCTCAAAGTCGATGTCCTTGTGGCGTTTGGCGAAACGCTCGGAGAAAGCCTTGCGGTTGGGTCGGTCGTCCACGGGTGGAGCTGTAGCCGCTGCTTGCGACTGAGCTTCGGTCTTGATTTCATTATTTTCTTCTGCCATATTTTTTATATATAATAAGGTGTATTATCCTTTACCTTTTCCGGGTATCTACATATTTTAGTTTACGCTTGCGAATATCCCGATTTTTTGCGTCCGTTTTTCCGTGTTTCGTACTTGCAACTTTTGGACAGACGAAACACGGCATTTCGCGCTGTCATTTAGAGTATTTTTGCGCTGATAGACAATGACGTAAGATAGAAATATGCAGAAAAATATACCCACCTTATCACGTGTAATGCCGACTTCGGGCAAGACGTTTGACACCGTACGGAGACGTAAGGAGAGACAGTCGGGCAAGAAGACGGACTATGAGCTGCTGCAGCGATGTTGGCAGGCATGGAACAACCTGGAGGCTGTGCGTATGGTTAGAGACAGGGCCAAGAGATACTGCTACGGCGACCAATGGGGCGACACAGTGAGAGTGTACAAGAACGGATACTACTATGACATGACGGAAAGAGAATACCTGAAAAGGAAAGGCTCAGTGCCGTTGTCGAACAATGTGATGGTGTCGATATTGAACACACTTGTGGGAATGTACGCAAAGCAAGGTACAGAGCCAGTGTGCTTTGCAAGAACACGCTCTTCACAGTCACTCTCGGATATGATGTCGGCAACCATGCAATGCAACTGGCAGAACACGCAGATGGAGATATTGTTGAAGCACGCGCTTGAAGACTACCTTGTAGGAGGAGTAATGGTGTGCCGAGAGACATACGAAGACAGAACACAGGAGATAGAAGACTCGTGGACAGACTACATAGAGCCAAACTATGTATTTTGGGAGGGAGGTTCGGACCCAAGACACCTTGACCTGTCGCTGATAGGCGTGCTGCATGACGAATCTATAAACGACCTGTACAAGAAATTTGCGAAAGACGAGTATGGACTTAGTATAGACGACCTGAACAGGATATTCGACATAGACCCAGACGACAGTCAGACGGAAGGAACTATGCACAACGACACAAACGACCTGTCGAACATATCATTTGATATACCGTCGAAGCGCGGACGATACGTGAGAGTAATAGAAGCGTGGACGACGGAAACGAAATACAGATACCAATGCTACGACCCGATAGCGAAAAACGAAAGTGATGCCTACTTCCGCATAGAATGTGACGACAAAGTGTTGATAGCGGAGCTAAACGCGAAGAACGTGAAGAGAAAGGAGCAGTATGACCTGATGGGAGTACCGCCAGAAGACAGAGCCTATATCACGGCAAAGAAAGTGGCAGACAAGTATTGGTACTACACGTTTATGGCACCAGACGGAACCGTGCTATGCAGCGGAGAGACGCCATACGACTTTAAATCGCATCCATTCACGATAAAGCTCTATCCGTACATCAACGGAGAAATACATCCGTTCATGGCAAACGTGATAGACCAGCAGAGATACATAAACCGTTTGATAATAATGAACGACATGGCAATACGCTCGTCGGCCAAGGGTGTATGGCTTATCCCTACACAGGTATTGGACGGAATGACACCAGACGAGTTTGCCGAGCAAGCGACGGAGTATGACGGAATGATATTCTACACGCCAAAGGCAACGCTGCCAAACTCAAGGCCAGACATTATCACGTCGAACGCCGTGAATCTTGGAACAAACGAGCTGTTGCAGATGGAGCTGAACCTGATGCGCGAAGTGTCGAATGTGTCGGGCGCATTGCAAGGCAAGACGCCAACGGCTGGAACATCGGCCTCGAGATATGCGCAAGAGTCGCAGAATGCCTCAACCTCGCTCTACTCGATACTGAAAGACATGGAATCGTTTACTGAAAATATTGCACAGAAGAAGTGCATGACGATAAAACAATACTATGAGGACGGCCGACCCATCTTCAATAGCGATAGCACATACCCGATAGAGTATGACAGACTGGGCGCAAGAGACATAATGTTCAAGATTTCTATCAAGAACGCTGCTGCCACAGCCACCTATCAGAACAACGTAAACGACAAGCTTGACATGTTGTTTGACAAGGGAGCCATCAACATCATACAGTATCTACAGAACCTGAATGAGCCGTTTGCAGACAAGCTGCTGCAGGACGTGCAGAGTAATATGGAAGAGCTAAGGGCGCAGCAAGAGGCAATGGGGCAGCAAGCGCCACAGAACGGAGTAGTGCCCGAGGCAAACCAACAGGCAGTAGAACAAGCGCAAGGATACTTGATGCAATAATATAAAAATGTAAAATATGGATATAGCCATATATATTGAAGATGTGAAAGAAGCCGTAAAACGGCAACTGTCCATCATAGGAAAACACCATAGCACACAGAAGGGCGACACGCTGTTCTCGGTGTCAACACTATCAAGTGTGGAAGACACGGTAATGCGACAATGCATAATAGACGGAGCGCAGCTTGTGACATCAAACCTATCGCCAGTGTTGTCGGGGTATGAAGTTGGGAAGAAGGCAGGAGGACAGAAAGCAGAATATATAGCGTTCGTTGTGAACACTACACGAAGCAACGATGCGCTATCAGGAGCAGCACAAGACAGTGTAAAGTCGCTACTCATTGCTTATGTAACGCAATCGGTATTGGCGATGGTGCTGCCAGACCTTGCGGGGAAATATGCTACGGACGTGCAGGCACAGCTACTTGCAGCCACACGACTGATATTTACGAAGACACCGCCAGGCAGTGCGGACAAGACGCTTGCGGACTGTGTGGGCTCGGTTGAACTATAGGTATAAACAAAAACAGTAAGTCACCATGATAATAAAATTTCAGATAATAAAATCCGTGATAATCGAGGCTGTAAAGGCAGCGACCTATCTTAAAGGCAAGATAGACGAGGCAGCACAGCCAGGGCAGAAAACGCCATACTTCGAGATAGCAGGAGACGAAGAGGTGCACGAGCGCACATTGGACCATGACCTGACAACAGCACTCGAAAAAGCAAAGATAATCTTTGTAGACTACTATGTGCCCACAGCCCAGACGATAGGCGACAATGCCATATACTACAACGACAAGACAAACGACATAGTGGAGTTCACGCTAAACGTGTCGCGAAGATACAACGGATCGTTGACAGACACGTTGGCAAGACTTGTATCTAAGTTTGTAGAGGACACAATGTGCTACGAATGGTGGGTAAAGTTGGGCAACCTAAACCAGGCAGCACCGTATCAGTCGGCAGTGGCAGCGGACGAGATTGCGATAAGACGCTGCTTTGTATTGTCGGCTCCAGCAGTACCAACAATAAAATATCCCACAACACTAACGGCAAAGGTAGACGGAACAGACGCGGAGGGCGAGATAACAATGCGTGTGGACGAGAATGCCACGGTGTCGTACAGTATTGACGCAGGAGCAGTAGACGACATTGAAGCACGCTCGGAAGACCCAAACATAGTGGAGATAATGCGCTACAGAGCACCAATGACATTTGAGCTTGTGCCACGTAACACGGGAGTAGCGAGGATAAGACTATTCTCACGACATACAGACAATGTGTATGTGGAGTTTACGGTGATAGTGTCGAAGGAGTACTATTAAAAACAAAAGGACATGAAAAAGGATTTTTCGGAATTGCATCCGTTTGTAGCTTCAAGACAGAGAGGGTGGATACCAGTAGCTAACCCCCTTGAGCCACAACCACCAAGGAGAGCATACGGACATAGCATAAAGCACATCTATATACAGGCAGACCAGCTGTTGTTTGATGTGGACTCTGTGACATCATTGATAGACAAGGCTACGAGGAAGACACAGGAAGAGACTGAGGTGACAACATCGGAAGCGGACTCGCACAGACCAATGTTCTACAGATGGTTTGACCAATATATAGCGTCGGTGGAAAGAATACTGTCGGCTTATGTGGCTAAGCCAAAAGGAGTAGCGAGAATGAACGGACTGAAAGAATGGCAGGAGAAAGAGATAATACTGGTGATGCCGGACTACTGGGACGCGACGGTGTATGATGCGTTGGTGCAAGCCATTCATAAGTATTTGGTGGATGGGGCGTTGTTTGAATATCTCTCCAACACGTTAACATCGAGAGACCAGAGAACGATAGACAGAAAACAAAACTTGGAGGACGGAGAGAAGGTGATAAAAGAACTGAGCAGTAGGGTGTTGCCGGGAACGATTAGGAAACACTTGAATCCGTTTTGATGTGAGGTGTTGTAACACCGAAGGAAAGGAAAATATATGGTGAAGACATTGGACGACATACCTCTTTTGTCGGAGAACAGGAAGAAGCTGTTGCCGAAAGGAAAGAAGGCACAGAAGGAATTTATCCGTGATTTGCTATCGAAGAATCAGGAAAAGTTTGAGGAGCTGTTTGAGGAGCTTGCGGAGCATGACCCGAAAGCTTGGTTGCTGCTGTATCATGACATGCAGAAACATGTGGTGCCGAAGCAGTCGCAGGTGGATGTGTCGGTGGGTATAAACAAGGACTTCCAGGAATTGGTGGCGTTATCGACCACAAAGACAGATGATCCGTTGGCTATAGGGGCAGAGCCTGTGCCGAAGATAGAGGATGCGGACTATGAGGAACTGAAAGAATACGAAGGATTATAAGACATGACGACAATAACCGACCTTGACATAGATAAATTGCTTGCCGAAAATAAGAAACGATATGATGAAATTTTCGGTGAGTATGACCCGTGGACAGGTGTGGGTTGTTATGATTTTAAGAACAGAGTATGTCTTGAGATTCCAGACTTCATCATTCCGAAGATGTATGTACCGAAGGAGTGCATGAGAACCCTGCTGTATAAAAACCTACAGCATTTCGGCTCGATGAAAGAAGTATTAATACAAGTGCTTCACAAGGAGTATGACGAAGATTCGGAAGACACACAGAAGCTAAGAAAGCTGCTGACCTTTGAGATATTCAAGGTGAGATTCAGAGAAGACCCAGAGTTTGCATTGCTCGTGACGGATAAGATTGAGGACAAGGTATCAGGTGAAATGATACCGTTCAGGCTTAACTATCCGCAGCGAAGACTTATCAATCTGTTTGAGGAGCTGAGACACAAGAAAAAGGCAATACGTGTGGTAATCCTAAAGGCACGACAATGGGGTGGCTCGACATTGACGCAGCTGTATATTAAGTGGATTCAAGACTTTCGGCATGACGGTTGGAACGCTATTGTTCTGTCGCAGGTGAAAGGAACGTCGAAGAAGATTAAGGCGATGTACCGAAAGGCGGTGGAAAGACAGAAAGGATGGACGATAGGACACCCAGGAACACAGTTGAGGCTATCGCCATACGAAAACTCACCCGACGACTTTATTGTGACAGATGGCAACAAGGCGTTGAGACGTTCGACGCTGACGGTAGCCTCATTCGATAACTTTGATGCCGTGCGTGGTAACAACTTCCACTGTGCCCACTATTCGGAGGTGGCATATTGGAAGAAGACACCAGAACATGACCCAGAAGGCGTAATCTCGTCAATTTCGGGCGGCATACATAACAAAGAAGACAACGTAGAGGTGTTTGAGTCAACAGGACGAGGAACTTCGGGCTTCTTCTATGACCGTTGCCAACTGGCAATGGACCCATCGAACAATGACGCATACGCATTTATCTTCATTCCCTGCTTCATCATCGAGAATGACATGGAGCCAGTGGAGGACGAGAAAGAGTTTGCGATGTGGCTGTTGAAGAACAAAGACCGCTCGACCTGCCCCAAGGGATATAGAGAGACGGGCAAGTTTTTTTGGCGAATGTGGAAAAAGGGAGCTTGTTTCCAGGCAATCAACTGGTATAGAAACTACCGAAACAAATTCAAGACACACGCCTTCTGTGCAACCGAGGCACCTATCGACGAAGAAGAGGCATTCAGAAACTCGGGCAAACTCGTATTTAACCCATACTCAATAGACGAACTAAGGCAGGGCGAGGTAAAGAAGCCTAAGTACATAGCAGACATTGTAACCACTGGTGAGAAATCGACGGAGGCTATAAAGAATGCAAAGATAACGATAAGGGAAGACAGAGAAGGCGAGTTGAAGATATGGAGCTTGCCAAACAACAAGATATTGCATGTAGCAGACAGATATGTGGTGAGCGTGGATATTGGAGGCAAGTCGTCCACTTCGGACTATACCGTAATGACCGTGCTTGACAGAATGGGCATGATGCCATCAATGAAGGATAAGCCACGTGTGGTAGCCCGATACAGAGGACATTGCAGACATGACGTACTTGCGTGGAAAGCAGCAGCTCTTGCTCACTATTACGACGATGCGCTGCTTGTGATAGAGAGCAACACGGCCGACCGCGAGAAGAACAACAACACCGAGGGCGACCACTTTGGCTCTATAATCAATGAGATAGCGGACTACTATCCCAACCTGTACCAGAGGCGCTCGTCGCCTGAGGACACGACGGGCAATGTACTTGCCAAGTATGGATTCCAGACCAATAAAATAACGAAAGGCTGGCTGATAGATAACCTTGAGGCTTTTGTGGATGATGGACTCTGGCATGAGCCAGACACAGAAATGTATCATGAGCTACGTATCTACGAGAGAAAAGAAGACGGTTCGCTTGGAAACATCGAAGGCTCGGGCAATCATGACGACGTACTGATGTCAACAGCCATAGCCCTATATGTATCGACACATGAAATGGAAATGCCTAAGTGGAGAACAGACGAAGGACTAAGAGGACATTCGGACGGAGTGAAGACAGAGGCATCAATATAAAAGAAAACAGATATGCAGAAATCGCTATCATACTCAAAAGGAATAACAACATCGCCATCGGGAATGTTGACAGATGATACGGAACTTGTAGAGTTGGTAGGAATGGTGTATAAGTCAGGCGAAATGCACCCTATACAATTACCTTCCCCTCTTTCAGGTAAAGTTACCAACCAAGTGGTCTACATACACAAAGGACCCGACTACTGCAATGCCATTCTATACGATAAGGTGTTGGGCAATATCACGTTTGCAGAAGTAGACTTCGAAAAATCGTCAATAGACAAAACACAACAGACGAGTATACCAATAGGTAAAAGCCTTAACAATATATCGTCAGTAGGCAATACACTAATTGTGGCCACAGATACGGGCTTTACATACCTATTATATAAAGGAGGAGTGTACAAATATCTTGGCAATGAGTTGCCCAAGCCAACGGTAAACTTCCGTACCTCAGCACCAATCATAGAGCAGCTTGTGACCAAGAAGAGCCAGTTGTGTGACATAGACTACCTGGTAGACCATCCGACTGTTGGTGCTTACTACAACGACGACGGATCATTCAGTCATCTTGGTAGCAACGCATTAGAAGCAGGCACCAGATACGAAACATTCAGACCAAAGGACGACCGTGTGGACGACTTGCAGACAGCCATATCTGGCCATGTATCCCTGATACTAAACCTTGTCAAGGAGAAAAACGCATTTGCATTCCCCTTTTTTGTGCGATTTGCGCTACGCCTTTTCGACGGTACCTATGCACGTATATCGGCACCCGTGGCTGTGTTTCCTACGATAACACGCAACAACTACATTGTGCCCGTAGAATGGAAAAATCATGAGGTAGTGGAGGATACAGGCTCGGCGTTAAAACTACTCTATTCTCCTTCGTACGTAAAACTGCAATATCAGGTAGGTGGAGAAGACATAGACGAGTGGAGCGACATAGTGAAGGATATAGTAGTGTTCGCTTCGGACGAGGTGCTACCTTTTAATGTAGACGACAATTGGAGCATCATGAATCCGGAACAAACAAACAATACAGAGGTAGTAGATTTCTTAGGAATGAGATATGACGAGGCTGTATTCAGAGGTAATGCAAGAAAGAAGATAGTGTTCAACCTCAAGACATTCCCGGCAAGAGATATTGTATTGCCCAAAAAGTTCAAGACAGAGGACGAGATAATAGACGAGTTGCTGGCAAAGACACAGTTCTTTAAACTATTCTCTGTAAAGATAGATAAGATATACAATACAGTATGGAAGGATGCGCCAATAAAGCAAGGAGTAGTGAGCGCACTGTTACAACAGGAGCAACTGTCAGTAGACGATTATTACGGATGGACAACGATGAAACCAGAGAGTATGTATACGTACAACAAACGACTAAACCTCTTTGGGGTAAAGCGTTATCCATTCAAAGGCTTTTCGTCGTTCATCGCCAACTCGGACATAGTGCAGCGAGATTGCAGGTTGCAGTATTTTGTGCACATCGTAAGCGACACAATGGACACATGGGTAGTATCAGACATGGTAGAAACACTAAAAGAGGTAGCCAAATCATGGTTCTACTATCCCGATACGAATGCTACCGAGGTAATAGTATACGACTCAAAAAGTGCAGCAAGCTTCCGTATACCCCTACAGCGTCATGAGCGCCTTAATGGAGCCTACGCATTCCGCACACTGCCTCTGTATTCAACGATTACGAATGAGAACGTGAGCCGTCCTTCGCCAGACCCAACAGCCTACGAGTTTCTATCATCACAGATATTCACCTCAATAGTGAACAATCCCTTTGTCTTCCAAGCCTCAGGAGACAACACAGTAGGCACGGGCAACATACTCGGCATAGTAGCCAACACAGAGCCAATATCACAAGGACAGTTTGGCCAGTACCCTCTGTTAGTTTTCACGACGGAAGGCATTTATGGCATGTCGGTAAGTTCGGAAGGATTGTATGCAGCGAGTTACCCCATATCGCGCGAGGTGTGCAACAATGCTGCATCGATAACGCCAACGGGCAGTGTTGTATTCTTTACTTCGGCCAAGGGTCTTATGGCTGTGTCGGGAGGAAAGGTGACTTGTGTGTCGGACAAATTACGAGGACGCAACCCGTCGCAATTTCTTGAAGTAGGCAATGGAGACTTCCTTGGGTACCTTAGAGATTCGTTAATAGCGTACGACTACCGTGACTCGCTTCTGCATATCATCAACCCCAAGGAGCAATATGAATATGTATATTCGATACATGACGGAACCTTCGCCAAGGCATCGTTGCCAGGAAAGGTGATTGCTGTGGTGAATAACTATCCCGACAACATCATACAGCTCAATGACGCGACTGTACTATCACTAACATCGAAGCCAGACATCAATGACGACACAACACTATATAGCGGAACATTTACGACACGTCCTCTGAAGTTAGGTTCGTCGTTGCAGCTAAAGACAATACATCAGATATTGCACCTCTTTGATACGGCGAACGGCAAGATAGCGCTACGTATATATGGCTCAAACGATTGTAGGAACTGGTGTGAGCTACATTCGTTGCACGGCAAGCCATGGAAATACTACACCTTAAGTTATAAGCTAAGCAATATGCTTGCTACGGATGCGTTTGCCGGAACGGTTGTGGATTTTCAGCCACTATTTACGGAAAAGATGAGATAAAAAAAGAAGGCTATCCATCACGGACTGCCTTCTTCTTAATTATAAAATATGAATAAAAGTATTAAAACCCTTTCTTTATTAACCTAATGACCTTCTTAGTATATGAAAACAACTTAAACCAAATGTAACCAAACAAATAACAATAAAGGTGAAGCAGGCCATTAATGCCTGGTATCAACATCATTATAAGGATAACGGGCATACCAGCCTTAAGACATCCTCTAAAGTCGCCTCGCTTGCCCCACATAATGCCGAACATGGCGAAGAGCAAGCCCGACATACCGACAGTAGACCTGTCTGTAAACATAGGCAAGAAGCTCGCAGCTACGGCAATCAAAAAGCCCGACACGACATTCATCTTTTGCTTGATGTTCCACAGGACAAACAAATTGGCAAGCATGTGCCAAATGTTGGCGTGTTGGAAGCTGTAAGTGAGGTGGGGGATCAGGCTATCGTTAGCCAGACCCCCCATACCTCTATAAGGAAGCGAACCGAAGAGACTAAGTATCGTTAACAGTAGCTTTGCTTTTACGTCCACTGCCATACACTTCACGATGTCGGAAATCCTTTCCATAAAGCCTGTACTTAACAAATATATCTTTAACCGTGCGTGGCGACAAGAAGAACTCTGGAGCCGGGAGCGAGACAAGTATAGGGCACAGAAACCAAAGAGACTTGTTGACATACTCCTTTCGCTGTGAGAGTTCTTTCATTCGCTCGAACAGCGAATAGTAGAGTCGACGTTTTGAGTCGCCCAAAGCATCGACAATAGAGTTGTCGCCAACGGCCATGCGTCGAAGTTTCTCGTAAGCCTCTTTAGCCGTGATATAATAACGAGGAGCCGGATGCTTGGCAGTCTTGACGTATGCGTCTTGCTGACTCCACGGACGGGAGTGCTTGCATACATCACAGTAGGCTTTTCTAAGAGCCTCGCGCTGCATACGGGTAATATCGTAATTATTTTTTGTCATTCAAGGAAAACGGTTTAAGAGGTTTTGTGATACAAAAATACGCAAACTTAGTTTAGTGACCAAGTTTGCGTATAGAAAATTAATATAAATTATAATATCTTATATAGTATTTAATAACAAATAGCAAAGGAATATTACCAAAAGACGTATACCCGTTTACAAATAATATTGCGCTATAGAATAAGAAGCCTGGGCAAGAGAGCCAATGAGATAACAGGGAGATTCGGTGTTGAGAGGAATGTTGTAGTAATCGGATATGTGAGTTGTGGCGTGGAGAAGTTCGTGGGTGAGGGTGTTGAGAAATTGAGAGGGAGAAGAAGAGGGACAGAGAACGATGAGGGTGCGGTGAAGGGAAATGTTGGTATAAGTAAAAGCCGTGTCGGGAGTAGACTGATAGACAAGAAGACAGGCATCTTCAAGAGGACGCGAGTGACAGGCGAGAGCTTGAAGATGTCTGCGGATAGTATCAACCTTAGAAGAAGGAACGTTGTAGAATATCTGCACCGTCCAATCGTAGGAATGGAGGTAAATTTGCTGCGAGCGCATAGGCTATGAGGGGTCTAAAATATCTTCCCATGGGATAGGCGTGCCGGAAAGGGCACAATCGGCATAGAAACGATTGAAGATAAAACCGTCGGGCTGATCTTCGTCATCGACATAATCCTTGACAAAGAGAGCAAGAGCACGCTCGTCGGTGATGGAAGAGCCGTAGAAATCGGCAAGAGCCATATTGAAGACATAGACATGGTCGTAGGCAATGGCGTTTTCGAGAGTTATGCCGTACTTGTGGATAACTTGCTCGACCTTCTCCTTAGTCCAAGGAGTGATAGGCTTGTTGTCGCGACGCATACGAGAGACAGCGAAGTCGTGCATACGGCGCGAGAAATGATAGCCATAGTGACGGAGATAGGCAAGCATTTCGGGAGGACGGTAGTCGTATTGTGAAAAAGATTGACGAGATTTCATGTGTGAAATAGGATTAAGAGGAGAGTAACAGCTATAGGGCTGCACTCTCCTCGAGTTATACATTAGTAATCGTTATCGTAGTCGCGACGATCACGTTGTCTGCGGTTGTCGGCGAAGTCTTCACGTTCGCGATAATCGGGACGGGGGTGATATTGGTCGCGGTTGCGATAGTCGGAGCTGCGATAGTCGGGCATAGGGCTGCGCTCGCCATATCGCTCACGCTTGATAGAATCGAGACAGGACATGACCTTGCCTCCATAGCGAAGCATTTTCTCGGCGTTCTCGGTGAGTTCGGAGAACTTATCCTCGGTAATTTCAACAACAAAATTCATAGTCGTAATGTTTTTTAAGTTTCTAAGAGAAAGGATGCCTTATGCCTTAGGTTTGAGAGCCTGTGCAAGCATGCCCTGGATATTGGAGAGAGTACCTTCGATGCCAGACATCTTAGTCTCGAGTTGTGAGATTTTCTGCTCCTGCGCTTTCTTCTCGGCTATTTGAGGGTTGAGCTGGGCAAGCATGGACTCGCAAGAAGAGACGACAGAACGATGATAGTCAACACTCTCGAGAATCTGACGAGACTGGCGGAGCATAGCCTCAACCTCGGCAGACATAGCCTCGCGTGACTCTGACACAACAAGGGAGCCAGAGTTGGCAATCTGACCGTTGGAAGGAAGTTGCTTGAAATCCATTTCACCATCGGTAAGCTTAACACGCACATCAACAACAGATTCCATCGGTTGAGGAGAGAACTGTCCGGGCTGATAGGTGGGGAACTTAGGCTGAGGATTGGAAACGGAAACAACCTGTCCAATCTGCAATTTAGGCTCGTTGCTCTTGTCAAGCACATAAAAAATACTATTAGTACGCAAACCGCTGAACATAAGAAATCCTTTCTTTTAGAATAGGTTAGACAATACCCATCAAGACATGAGCTGAAGGGTGTTAGTGTCGCGTTCGAACCAGAACTGGTAGATGCCAGTGCCAGGGAGGTCGGCGACGGTAAGAGGAGCGCCGTTGTACTTTGTAACGGCTTGGGTGGCTCCATTAGTCTCGAAGAGAATAGGGAGCGTGCCGGTGGTTGCCGTTGGAATAGCCTGAGCAAGCTTAACGAAAACCGTTCCACGATAGTTAGCCGATGCGAAAGCATGGTTGCGGAAGGAGAACGTGACAGCTGTAGCAGAGACCGCTACGGCAGTGGAAGCCACGGCAGCGGAACCACGACGGTTGACCCATGAGAAGGGATAATTCCAAATAGGTGTCATAATTATTTCTTCCTTTAAAAATTAATTATTAACTTTGCATTGGGGATAGATGAGAGTAATTAACTCATTGATAAGAGGTATGTCAACGCCTCTTCCCTTTTCTTTAGTTGACACGTTCTAAAAAAAGTTGACAGATATGAACAATCAAGATTTTATTAGAAGTATCACCTTAGATGGTGAGGAATGGCGTGATGTTGTCGGGTTTGAAAACTTGTACAAGGTTTCCTCGTTTGGTAGAATCGTTTCTTTAGGACGATATACCAACAACCGTTTCCAAAGTGTTTATAAAGAGCCACATCTGATGACTCTGAATGAACTAAAAGGAAGAAGGGCACATAGTGTTATACTATTCAAGGAAGGCAAGGGTTATAAGTTCACTGTACCTCGTCTTGTTGCTATGCTTTTTCTTCCACAAGTAGATAAAAATTATGTACTCGAAGCTAAAGATGGCAATTTCTATAATAGCAAAACCAATAATCTTTATTGGAGAAGAAAGACCAGAGCGCGTAAACTTTACAGCATACCACCGATTGATGGAGAAGAATGGAAACCTATTGCAGGCTATGAAGATTTGTATGAGATTTCTTCTATGGGAAGAGTTAAATCTTCTTATAGCCAACGGTTATTAATCCCGTCACGATATGGTAAGTATTTGGGTGTAACTTTGGTAAAAGATAGTACAAAAGAAAGGTTTTATATCCATCGTCTTGTTGCCTCAGCATTTATTCCTAACAATGACAATCTGCCTTGTGTAGACCATATTAACACTGAGAGATATGACAATAGAGTATTAAACCTTAGATGGTGTACCTACCTCCAAAATAGTTTGAATCCCTTAACAAGCGGCAAGCTTTCTACAAAAGTCTGCCAATTAAAAGGAAAGAAACTCATTAAAGTTTACAACTCTGGGAAAGAAACCAAGAAGTATGGTTTTTGTCCTTCTTCTGTTTCTTTATGCTGTAGAGGATTGCAACTTACTCATAAAGGAAACAAATGGATGTTTCTATCCGACTACGAATCTCTTATCAACAAGTCAAAGAACACTCATCCTACCAATGTGGATTAACCCCAAAAACCTCCGTTGTTTAAAGCATTAAAGCCGTAAAGTCCCATCTGTGCAGCAACACAGTTTGGGACTGCGGTTGCCTGAGAGTAATTCAGAGTTACAGTTTCAGGCAGCTTGCATTTGATGCCAGCGACCTCCTTCTGCAAGCCTGCAAGAACAGCGTTGACGGGAGCGAGAGCCTGACCGACAATCTGTGAAGTCATTGCAGACGACTTGTAGGTAGAGTTCTCTTCGCGGAGAGAATCAATCTTGTTCTGCATTTCGCGCATGACGGCCTGCTGCTGACCATTGACGATGGTCTGTGTGCTATCCTTGATGGCGTTGTGCAAGTCGCAAGTCTGACGCTGGGTCTCGTAAGCCACGTTAGCAAAGCCACGCTCCTGTCCGTTAGCCACGTTGTTGATAGAACTCTGGAGAGCGTTAGTCTGCTGACAGATGGCAAGACGATTCTCGCAGCAACAGTTAGCAAGCTGCTGAGCAATCTGCATATTGCCCTGCTGAAGAGCATTGATAGTCTGCATACCAGACATACCAACCTGGTTACCGACATTCTGTACCTGAGAAGTAAGGGCAGAAATAGCATTCTGAATCTGTCCCTCGGTACAGTTGAGCTGAGTGGCGAGATTGGAGATAGCGTTGCGGTTGCCGCCGATGGCGTCCATAAGCAGAGAGCGTCCGTAGTCGTTGTTGATTTCGTTGGCAATGTTTCCACGACCGTTGCCACCGAAACCGAATCCGTTACCACCCCAGCCACAGAAGCAGAGGATAAACAAGAGCCAAATGAACCAAGAGCCTTCGCCGTTACCGAAGCCTCCACCACGATTCATTGCCAACAGAAGGTTAGGGTCGAGACCTCGCTGTTGAAGAAGAGGAGCTAACATGCTCATCATGCTGCCACCACCACACTGTCCGTCATTGCCGAATACATAAGTTTTTGTTTCAGACATAATAGTAAAAGTTTAGATTTCGTCCCAACATTGGGACTTGACGCAAATTTACATATTATATAAGGTGTTGCCTAACAATGCTCAAATGAGGAGAACGATGCTCACGGAAACAAAAAAACGCCCTGTTTCACAACAGAACGGCTCAAAGACATATGAAAAAAATCTTATATAACAACAATAATATTATGTGATCTTACAACAATCGAGTTCAGACAGACTCCATGAAAGTTCTTTAAACCCGGCAGTCTTCCGTCCGTGCGGAAGACGCCCATCAGCAACATAACGGTCGAACTTGGCGCGTGACATATTGAGATAACGACAAGCCTCGTATTTGGAGACACGACGGTCCTTGTCGGCAATCATCGTGCAGAGGTCGAGGAACATGCGTTCTTGCTCGTCAGTAGTGGCACATTCGCCACTATCGATACGGTCGATAAGTTCGACGAGAATCTTGCGGATGGATTTTAAGAGGACTCCCATAGGTTATTTTCTACGATGTATAAGCCATATTAAGCTTACTGTACTTGTTATCATAAGGACTATCGAAATTAGAGGTACGGCGAACTGCTTCCATAAAGATAGTTTACGCTCGACAGGAACAGATATATCAGCCTTATTCTCTCTTACAGTGTAGATTGTATCGTGCTTTATAGAGACACGGTCGCGCCAACGGGTGATTTCCTTGGTGCGGTATATGGTATCGCCTTTGACAATGGACTCGAAATAGATAGAGTCGTGCATGTAGACGCTATCAAGGCGAAGGTTGTTGATATGTACCGTGTCGTGATAGGTGCGTTCGAGGACTACAGGCTTGGGGGTAGAGCAGCTGGAGCAGCACAAAACAAGGACTATGTACATAATTATTATTACAATAAGCCAATACAAATCGCCTATTGTCTTGCGTATTCTGTCACGTGGGTCATAATCATTTGTAACCATATTTACTGTTTTAATAAAACCTTCTTAGCCCTTTCGAGATACATCTTGCGCTTGTCAAGGCCATTGGTGCCACCGTTGATAACCTTGGTAATCTTAAGAATGTCGTCCTTGTCGGCATACTTATTGAGATTATGGGTAAGCCAAAACCACATGGACGACTTGACTGCGCCAAGAGGTTCTGCCAGGAGGTCTGGATTACGGAGAACGTCGCCTTTGCAGTAGCTGGAGCTATTGTAGGCGGAATAATTTGCACGGCCTGTAATCTGGATAAGGCCACGACCACGATATTTATAGCCATCGCCATCCTTTTTGGGTGTATTGCCGAGCATCTTAGCAAGTCGTCCTGTATCGTACTTGTCGAAGTAATGAGTAGGACCTTGCTCTACAGTATACTTGAACTCTGCTGACTCATGAAGAATCTGGGCGAGGTAGTGGCACATACGAAGAGGAGTGTCGATGTGAAATGTGTCGGCATAGCCGTTGATGTAATTGATATACTTATTGATGCGACTTCCGGCATCAGGGACAATCTGTAAGAGCTGCTGTTTGGTTATGT